GAAAATATTTAAAGCAAATACTGCAATTACACATCAGGAAGAGTTACGTACCCAGAATGTAAATCAATAAATAATCCAAATATTTTTAGATTTTAATTAAAAACACTTGGATTATTAAATAATTTTTTGTAACTTTGACAAGTTTTTCATTTAAACTTCAATGGTCTGTCCTTCGGACGAGATTAAACACATTCAAATTCAAAACTTTTTTAACTTCTGCGAATTTAAACAAAGATTACATTGTTTGTATTTAACTTCTTCGAATTTAAAGAAAATTTGTATCACGGGATAAAAATTTCCAATTTTTTTCAAAAATCGAATCACAGTTCAAATATAATCATTAATATGATAAGTTCAAAGACTTTCCAAATAAATTTTAAATAATTTGCATATGAAATTTATTTTATATATTTTTACACCCAATTAAATAAAATATTAGTTTTTTAAATTAAATCCAATTAAGATGAATGAAAATTTAACATCAAATGAAAATTCAATTGATATACCAACAATTGAAATAAATCCTGAATTAAAAAGTTTAATTTATCCTTTATCATCTGAAGAATATGAGCTTCTTGAAAAGAGTATAATTGATGATGGTTGTAGAGATGCACTTATTCTTTGGAATAAAACAATTGTTGATGGGCATAACAGATATGAAATATGTCTTAAACATAATATATTATTTAATACAACCCAAAAAGAATTTGAAAATATTGAATATGCTAAAGAATGGATAATAATTAATCAATTTGGAAGAAGAAATATAAATGATTATGAACGTGCACATTTAGCCAATATACTTAAAGATATTGAACAAAAAAGATTTACAGAAAAACAAAATGAAATAAAAACTCAAATAGCTGAAGGGGGTCCGCAGATATCTGCGGACCGTACCAAATTGGTTACGATAAAAAAAGGAAAACATAAAGGTGAAGTTAAATTAGTAACAATAGATTCTCGTGATGAACTTGCTAAAAAAGCTGGTGTTTCATATTTTACAATTGATGAAGTAAAAAAAATAGATAATAGTGGTGATGAAGTTATAATAGATGCTACAAAAGCTGGTTCAATTAAAATAAGTCAAGCTGCATTATTGGTTGATAAAGATACGGATAAAAAAACTTTACAAAAAGCTAAAGAAGCACTTGAATTAATTAATAATGAAGCCAATGATAAAACAGTAGAAGAATTAAGAGCAGGTAAGAAAAAACTTAATGAGACTCTTAAAGAAATAAAAGCAAAAAAGAAATCAAAAAAACTTCAAGCAAAGAAAGCTGAATATATTGAAAAATTCAAGGCAGATATGATAATTATACCTGAAGTACATTTAATGGATTGTAAGGACTTTCTTAATACTTTTGAAGACAACTCAATTGAACTTTTATACACTGACCCGCCATATATGACAGATATTCCAGAAGGTAAAGTTGGAGAATTCGTTGAAAGCTGGTTGAATTTAGCAATTCAAAAGACCAAAAAATCAGGTCGAATGCTCATATTTTCAGGTGCATATCCAATGGAAATTCAAGCATATTTGAATGTGCTTTTAAATCAAGATAAATTTATTGTTGACACTCCTTTGGTTTGGGTATTTAATAACACTTTGGGAGTTACACCAAAAATGAAATATAATCTTAACTACCAATTAATATGGCATTTATATAGTAAAGATTCACCAGAATTGGATATTTCAATTACTAATGACATGTTGTCGGCTCAAGTAGAAAATGCACCTGATGGTCGCCAAGCAAATAAATTACACACATGGCAGAAGCCAGATGATTTAGCAATAAAACATATTACGCAAACCACTAAAGAAGGAGATTTAGTCGTTGACCCTTTCACTTGTACTGGTACTTTCTTAATTGCAGCCAGTAAATTAGGCAGAATTGGTAAAGGTTGTGATAACAACCAAGCCAATCTGGACATAGCAATTAGCAGAGGGTGTAAATTAATAATCAATGAAGAAATAAAAGAAGAAGATAATGGAAACTGATTCACAAGAAAAAGTAAAAAAAGATATTAAAGATACTGTCAGAGCAATTAGAAGTATAGAGAATCATGTTATTCCAAAATTAATATCTGGTACTATTATTGAAGTTGAATCAGAGAAAGATGAATTAAAAAAAACGCTTGACGTAAAGTCAGGCATTGATTATTTTCGAGAAGATCAATATGGTTTGCAGGGTATTGCATCAAGAGTACAGTTTGGATATATAAAAAATACGTTTACTATTAGAACTGAAAGAGAATCGGGTAACACTACTGAGTTAGAAAAAAGAATTTATGCAATTATATATAGATATCTTTATCCTGAATTTACTTGGCAGGCGTATTTTGATAATTCAACTGATCTTAAATTATATAGTATTGCAATAATAAAAACAATTGATCTATTTGGATATTATTTAACACATCCTAAAGAATTTAAAGAAAATGAATCAAATGCTAAATTTATATATATTGAGTGGGAGCGTTTAAAAGAAAAAAATCTCCGAATTAAGATTTATGAAGAAGCTAAAAAAGATTTTTATATAGATACACCTTTTTAACATACCAGCATAACTTCACACTTTTTTAAATTTATATTTCAAGTATTTATTTAAAAAAGTATTAATGGCAAGTGATAACAGCATAAATCAACCACAGACAATTTTTGCAGGTGCTACTTCGGGTAATGATTTTAGTAACAATGGTGGCAATTCAAGATTGTTGGTTAATTCAGCTAATTTAAGAAATGTGCTGGAATCAAGAAATTTATATACTCCTGATGTTGAATATCCGCTTAATCCAAACAGCGTACAAAAAGTTATAAATGCTATTAGTAGTATTGGTTCGGCACTTGCTCCATTTAGTGGTTTTGATTTAAAAAATAGTGCAATTGGTAATGTTGCAAGTCTTATTGGTAATAGTACACCATTGAGTGAAATTGGTTTGGTGATGTTGGGTAAACAATTTGCAATGAATTTTTCTTCACATATTGCACAACAAACATTACCACAAATTGATTTGGGCGGTTTTCTTAAAGGTGGACAATTATTTAGAAAGAATGTCGATTATAAAATAACTAAAGTACCACAATCAGGATTTCAAAACTTTCTCGATGACCTGATATTCAATAATCCAACAAATAAAAATCCTTTTACAAAAAATCCAACCAATGATGATTATATTAATAATACTGGTACTGGACAATTAGGAAAATTATATGATGCAATAAATCAGAACATATATAAAGAGAGCAAATTGGATAGTAGCACACTTTATAGTGCAGCAAGCGGTGCTGGTGCAAAAATATTACCAAGAGGTATTGTTTTAGGTGGAAATGATAAACAAGTAGGTACTGGTCAAGACGATAAAAGATTTTTTAATTTTGATAATAAATATTTTAACGCTTATTTATCACATGATTTTGTAAAAAGTAGTATATCAATTACTAATGCAAATATAAGTATGATCAGTGCATATATCAATGAAGAAGGTGACAGTCCTGAATATGCTCCTAATCAAGATTTTATAGATAATAATTTTGGTACTACTGAAAAAACTGTTGATACTAATAATGTCTGGAATGATAATGCTCAAAATCCTTGGGTTAATAACAATAAAGAATTTGGCAATGATAATATAGGTAATAAACTTATCTGGGGTAGAGATGGAATTACTAATGATGCAAATAATAATATTAATGATTTACGTGGAACATCCAATCATGCTGATGAACAGGTAAATCCTTCTGGTTCAATAAATGCTCAATATAATATACGTGCGGGATTATTAGAATATACTCGAAATTTATTAAATGCGACAAACGGAAAGATTGTTGATATAACAAGAAAAGCATTTACAAAGAATGGTAAGGTTGATGGATTTAATGGTTCTGCATTATGGAAAGCTAATTCAAGTACATATGCAAGTGACCCGAATAATAATATTGCTGGTGTAACTGGTGTACGTCAACATAGTAGTTTAGATCAATATGATAGATTTGCAAAAGCAATTAGATTCGATGGTAATCAGGTTTATGGCGGAAATAAAGATTCTGTAATTTATAAGTCAGTAATACCACGTATTCATCCAACACTTGAGAAAGACGGAACAATTAATCCAAAAAACTTAATGTTTTCAATTGAAAATCTTGCAGTTAGGGTATTAAGTAAAGATACATATGGTATTATTGATGATGAATATGGTTCACCAATACCTGCGTGTGAGGTCGGTCCGTTCAATGGGCGAATCATGTGGTTTCCTCCATATAATCTTGAAATTCAGGAAACAAGTAGTGCTAAATTCGAACCAACAATGATAATTGGTAGAAATGAACCAATGTATAACTATATAAGTTCAGAAAGAGGGGCAACACTTAGTTTTACATTACTTGTTGATTATCCACAGCAATTAAAGAATTATGCTAATACGACAGGCAAACAAAGAGAAATTGCTGAGTTTTTTGCATTTGGCGGTGACCCATTCGTTGATAAATTCGTATCAATTGAAAATTATGAGTTCAAAATTGCTAAATTACAAAGTGATATTGAGACAATAAAAGGAAAAACAAAACCTGCAGAACCAAATGATCTTCCAGAAACAAAAATTACAATTGTATTTCCAAATGACGTACCTTCAGTAAATGATAATCTTAATACAATTATTGATGATTTATATACAAAATATACTTATGAAATTTACGATGGATTACCTTCATCAGATATTACAAGTTGGGGGTTAAATATTGATAGTTATTTTAAAACAGGTATAACACAATCTGCAATTGTTAATGGAAACCAAACATATAAATTGACAGGTGGGAGTTCACAATATACTTCAGTGGGACTTACTGATCAATTTGGTAATAATGTATTAAATAATGCACTTTTTAATATTTTTAATGATGAAAATAATAGAATTGTTTATAGTGTTTATATTCATGGTGCTGCATCTAAATTATTTTTAGGTGCAGGTGGTGCACAATACAATTATTTGTTGGGTGAAAGAAGAGCGCAGGCAGTACAAAATTTAGTTAAAGCAAAATTGGTTGCAATGTTCGGAGAATCTATTGCTGATAATATTGAAGTTACTTGGGATACTGTGCTTGGTGAAAGCGTTGGTGATGTTCAGGCAAGCGATGCTACTGCTACAAAAGCAGCTATTCCATATAAAGAAACTAAACAAGCGAGATATGCAGAAATTGATATTCATAAGAATGGTAGAACATTACCACCAGTAAAGGCAGATTTAAGTCCAACAGACACAACTAATATTTCAAAATTACAATCACAAATTGAAGCTACCAAGACTCAGATCAGACAAATAAAAACCAGCTTATCTTGTGTATTAAATGAGAGAGGAACGACTACTGCAAATGGTACTACTGATACAGGAATTCTTCATGGTTTTGATTCAATTAGCGGTAATTATTATTATCCAGTATTTCATAGTCAAACACCTGAAGATATGCATAAAAGATTAACATTTTTACATCAATGTCAAAGACAAGGTGCTTCAAAAAGATGGAATAGTCCTGACCCTGCAAATGCTACAGGACCTGCCAGTATATCTGCAAAAAATTCAGTATTTGGTCGTCAGCCAATATGTATTTTAAGGGTAGGTGACTTTTTTTACACAAAGGTTATAATTGAAAATTATACTATTGATTATTCTGATACTACTTGGGATATGAACCCAGAAGGTTTTGGTATGCAACCAATGTTAGCAAAAGTTACTTTACAATTGAAGTTAATCGGTGGTCAATCATTAAAAGGACCGATTGATGCTTTGCAGAATGCAGTTACTTTCAATTATTATGCAAACTCTTCTTATACAAATGCTGGTATGTATAAATTACCTTCAAAACAAGCTGATAAACAAGAGTCATTTATTAGAGAAATATTGACTGCCGAACAAGCACAAATGAAGACAATTGATGATGAGCGTACAGTAAAAGCAATAATTAATTCGGTAATACAAAACAATTTAATGGGTTAATTTAAAATTATTTAATTATGCCAAATATAGATTATGACAGATATGCAATATTAAGAAATGGTGATGGCACTGTTGATGCGATGCCATATGTTAATTTACCTGTAAATCCAAGTGATAAATATGAATATTGGAATTCGGATTTCAGCAGAATGGACAAACTTAGTCAAAAATATTATGGAAATCCGTTTTATGATTTCTTTATTTTATACGCAAATGGTCAATTTGCTTCAGAATTCGACATACCTGATGGCACACTGATTAGAATACCATTTCCTTTAACTAAGGTTAAGGGAGATTACGAAGCAATATTAACTGCATATAAAATGCAATAACTCTTGACAATCTAAATTAAAATGATTATGTTTGCAATTGCTAAAATTGTAAACATGAATTGGACAGATAATGAAATTCAATTTCTAATAAATAATTATCCTGAAAATGGTATTCATTTTTGTGCACATAACTTAAATAAAACTAATATTTCAATTGAAAGAAAGGCAGGTCGTCTAAAAATTTTTAAAAATTCAAGAAGTATTAGTTGGACTGAAAAAGATGAAAAATTTTTAATAAATAACTATTCAAAATATGGTGTAAAATTTTGTTCAGATAGTTTAAAGAGAACAGAGGGGGCAATAATAACGAAAGCAAGAAGATTAAAAATAAAATATAGAAAAAATTTAACAAAAGATGAATGTACTTTAATATGTAAAAAATATAATAATTATACCGAATTTTATAAAAATGAATTCAAGTTATATAATTTTATATTTTTAAGAGGATGGTTGGATGAATTAACTCATCATATGATTAGAATAAAAAATAAATCTATTTTTTGGACAAAAGAAGATTGCATTAAAGAATCTTCAAAATATAAAACAATTAAAGAATGGATTAAAAATTCAAGATCGTCATATAGAGCAGCACACATAAATAAATGGTTTGAAGAATGCTCTTCAAATATGATTAAATTAGGCAGTAGACAATTAAGAGCAATATACTCTTTTGAATTTAGTGACAATCATGTATATGTAGGATTAACATACTCACCTGAAATTAGAAAAAAATATCATTTAAATAATGAGAATAGTCCAATTTATCAACATATAATAAAAAGTAAAATAATTCCTGAGTTTAAAATATTAACAGATTATCTTGAAAGGGATATTGCATCAATTAAAGAGGGTGATATATTAAATGGTTATATTGGTTGTGGTTGGATAGCTTTAAATAAAGTTAAAACAGGTGGTTTGGGTGGTAATCGTCTTATTTGGAATAAAAATAATTGTATAATTGAAGCAAAAAAATATAAAACAAGAAAAGAATTTAGTTTAAAAAACAATAGTGCATATGGTTCAGCAAGAAGAAATGGATGGTTAAACGACTGTTGTACTCATATGAAACCAATAAATTTTATATATGAAAAAAAAGATTGTAGTAGTGTTTTCCTCACACTTGGGTGATGAAATTAATAATAAATTTATTAAACATATTGATGATACTATTGGTGTAAATCATGAGGTTGTGTGTTATACCAATTATAATCAGTTTAGTCTTTCTGAAATATACAATAAAGCTATTAAAGAGCATAATAGTCCCGATGCAATTTTTGTATTTTGTCACCCGGATATTGTTATTAAAACTCGCACGTGGGGTAGATTATTATTAAGTAAATTTAATAACAGTGATTTTAGCATAATTGGAGTAGCTGGCACTACATTTTTGGACACTAATGCTCAGTGGTGGTCCTCTCGGTCAACCATGTGCGGAGTCGTAGAGCATACTGATGGCATTCAAACATGGGTAAGTGAATATGCAGTACCAATTAAAGGATATACAAAACCAGTTGTTTTGGTTGATGGTGTGTTTATGGCTGTTGATTGTGATAGACTACAACATCAATGGGATGAAGATTTTAAAGGCTTCCATCTCTATGATTTAGGACTTTGCATTCCTAATTATTTGGACGGGTGTGAAATTGGTGTTACGACTGATATAAGAATATTACATCAGTCAGTAGGTATGGTAAATGAACAATGGGAAAATAATAGAAAACAGTTTGCAGAAAAATATAAAGATGAATTGCCACTTTATTACTCAGCAGGTGATGTTGACGACATTCTTGTTAATATAATAACAAGAACGCATAATAGACATACAAATTTTATAATTTGTCGAGAATCAATATTACAACAGTCATATAAAAATATTAATCATATTGTTGGCACAGATACTGAATGTGATTATTATAATGCAATTAAATTATCGCCTAAAGAAGTTCAACAGCCTCAATTAATGCCAGAGTATAAAACATATCCAGCACCTTGGAATTTACATTTAAATGAATTAAATACTTATGTTAAAAATGGTTGGATAAGTTATTTGGATGATGATGATATGTTTAGTAATCGTAATGCAGTTAAAATTATTGTAAATAATGTTGATAATGACGACCAACTTTTACTTTGGAGAGTAAATATTAAATTAAGTAACAATAGCTGGATTGTGCCAAGCAATGAAGCATTTGGAAGAAAAATTGAAGCTGGAAATTTTTCAGGAATTGGCATGATGTTTCATAGCAAACATTTGCCAGTTGATTGGGGTTCATGGAGTTATGGTGATTTCAGAGTAGTTAGTCAATTATTAGCAAAAAAATTAAAACCTAAATGGATTGATTTAGTTTTAACAGAAACTCAAGGCACACCAAATAATGGGAGAATACCAAATGTTTAAACCTTTTAATGAATATATTTAATGTTGCAACATATAAAAGAGACACATGTTTATTTAAAACTATTGATTCAATATACAATCAAGCAGATGTTATTAATATTGCATTAAATTCACATAAGGAAGTGCCTGATAAATTACAGAACGATTCTAAGATTAATTGTTTTATTACAGATAATTCAATTGGTGACGGATTTAAGTTTTTAAAACTAGAAGAATCTGATGGTTATTTTTTTACAATAGATGACGATCTTATATATCCAAAAAACTATGCAGAATATTTAATTGAGAAATTTGAATATTATAAAAGAAATTTTATTGTATCATTACATGGTAGAAACTTTTTACAACATCCAGTTCAATCGTATTATCGTTCTCAGCATGAGAATTACAGGTGCTTGGGCACTGTTTTAAATGATGTTATGGTTGAACTTGGTGGTACAGGAGTTATGATGTTTCATACTGATTTACTTAAATTCTCATACAAAGATATTTTATCTGCCAATATGGGAGATATTTGGTTAGCAAAATTTGCACATGAAAAGAACATTAAAATTGTTTGTATTAAACACGATGAAAAGTATTTAGGTTATCAGAGTGAAGTTGGAAATGATACTATTTTTAATAAAAATGCATATAATGATAATGTACAAACTGAGCTTGTAAATAAAATTAAATTTTAAAACTGTTAATTATAATGAATAATAGTGAATTTAATAGTAAAGAATATTGGGAAAATAGATATAAATCTGGTGACGATTCGGGTATTGGCTCAAAAGGTATTATTGCACAATATAAGGCAGCAATAATAAACAATTTTGTTAAAGAAAATAACGTTCAGACAGTTTGTGAACTTGGTTGTGGTGATATACAATTTAGTTTATATAATGTGCCTGAGTTTACTGGTTATGATGTTAGTGATTTTGTTATTGAACGAAATAAAAAATTATACGAACATAAATTTACCACACTAATGAGTGATCTTACGTCATATGATTTAACCATGTCATTGGATGTAATACTTCATTTAATTGAAGATGAGGTTTATTATCAATATATGAAAGACTTGTTTAGATTAAGTAAGAAATATGTAATTATTTATAGTCCTGACAGAGATCAAATTTTTTCTGGTATACATAATAAATTTAGAAAATTTACATCAGATGTACCAAAAGAATTTAAATTAATAGAGTTAATTAATAATCCATATAAGGGAGAATATACTCAAGCAGATTTTTATATTTTTAAAAAAGAATAATTAATGATATCAATAATAACAGCATATTATAATAGAAAAAAGCAATTTTATGAAACTCTTAAATCGATTGCAAAATCAAAATATAAAGATTTTGAATTAATTGTTGTTGATGATGGGAGTCTGCCCGAACATCGCTTGGAAGAATATCTTACCTTGTTTTCGTTTTTAAAAATAATTAGAATTGAACCAAAAGATAAATGGTATGTAAATTCGTGCATACCCTTTAATGTTGGCATACGTGCTGCTACTGGTAATATAATAATACTTCAAAATCCAGAGTGTTTACATGTACATGATATACTTACATATATTAATGAGAATATTAATGATACTAATTATATTGCAATATCAACATATGCAATGGATGAAAATTTAACCAATAATTTACCAACATTATTAAATGATAATTTCATTCAATATTTTAAATCATTACCACAAAAGTTTATTGGTGGCAATCCTTGGAATGGATGGTATTGCCATTCAAAATATAGACCAGAGTATTTTCATTTTTGTGCTGCAATAACTAAAAAAAACATGAAATTACTTAATGGTTTTGATGAAAGATATGCAAATGGTATTGCATGTGATGATGCTGAATTTGTTATTAGAGTTGGAAGATTAGGGTTAAATAAGATAATATGTGATGATCTTTCTGTAATACATCAATGGCATCCTACTTATTATTATGCACTTCCGAATGCAAGTAATTTGCGTGAAATAAATGGTGCTATGTTGAATATAACAAAAAATGAAACGGGATATAGGGTAAATAATTAAGAAATAAATTAAAATGGGTGGCAAACAATCTGGATATATAAAAAAAAGTAAATATTTTAAATATGGTAAATCAATTATACCAGAAACTGCATCAATAATATCACAAACAATGAATGAAAGAGATAAATTAAGAATATACGGCAAAACATTACCAGTCGTAAAGCCAGTAACACATAAAGCAATCAACCCAAATCAATCTTTTTCGTTGTCAAGACCAATACCAAAAAGAATATTTTTTTATTGGGGTGGTAGCGATATGTCTTGGATGAGATACATGACATTATATTCATTTAGAAAAATGAATCCTGATTGGGAAGTAATATTATATGTGTCAGATAATAATCAAAAAGAAAAAGGTTGGAAAAGTAAAGAAAACCAAGATTATCATCAATATAAAGGTGATAATTATTTTAATAAACTTAACGATTTAAATATAAAAATAGAAAAAGCCGAATTTCCTGAAGAAATACGAGAAAATTTAAAAAACATATCACCAATACATCAAAGTGATTTGTTTAGATATTATCAATTATATTTAAATGGTGGTTTTTATTGTGATATGGATGTGTTGTTTTTTAAACCAATAGATAAGTTTTATAATACAATAATCAGGGGTGGTTATGATACAATAATACACGAATATAAAACATTATCCGGATATTCAAGAACGATTGGTTTTTTGGGTGCATCGGTAAATAATGAATATTATAAAAATTTATTCGAATTTGGAATTAATACATATAATAATATTAATAATTTGGAATCTGACTATCAATCGATGGGAGTGGTTTTAATTAATAAAATGTTTAATAAGGAAGTATCTTCTTCGTTATTATTAGATAAAATAATTTTAAAATATCCTAATTTAAATTTTTATAATTTGCCAACAACATTAATATATAATTTTGATTTTACAGAAATAACAAAATGTTTCACCCAAAAAATTGGAATAAATCAATTTAATTATAATTCAATTGGATATCACTGGTATGGCGGTGGTGTGGAATCACAGAAATACAACAGCATTTTAAATGAAAAAAATTATAAAGAACATAATACAACATTTTCCACAATTGCTGATGAAGTAATTAATATGAAAGCAGATAATATAGTTCATATAGTGTTTAAAAATAGCGAATGTCCTAAAGTATCAATAATACTAACATCATTTAATAGATCAAAATTATTAAATTTAGGATTATCTTCTATTGCTAAACAAAAAATTGATTATCCGTTAGAAATAGTTGTTATAAATGATGGCATGGATGATGATACAGAAAATGTGTGTGATTTTCATAAAAATAATTTAAATATAAAATATATATTTTCTGGGCATAGGAATGTAAATGGTATAATATATCGTTCTTCGCCAATACCTATAAATATTGGTATTAAAAATTCTGAGGGAGATATCATTATATTATCTTGTGCAGAAATATTTCATCTTAATGATAGTATAAATAAAATTATTAACCCATTATTTGAAAATCATAATTATTTAACAATACCAGAATCTATGTATTTTGATAATTCTAATCAATATACTGATGATTTGGTAAAAAATAATACATCAACTAAATTAAATACTTGTGAACTTAGGACAGACTATGTGCAAATGCCGTTTTTAATGGGTATTTGGAAACAAAATGTAATGGATATTGGTGGATATGATGAAGATTTAATTGGATACGCTTCTGAGGATAACGATTTTGTTGATAGATTATTATTGAAGGGATGCAAACATTATAGAGTGGATGCTAAAATAATACATTTATATCACGGAAAGAGATGTTCAGGTGTTGCAGAATTAAATAACCCAAAATGGGTATATAATAATAAAATATATAAAGAAAGAAAGGGTATTTTAATTAGAAATACTGGTAGAGAATGGGGAGTAATGTAATTATTATGTTGATATGGACACAATGAAATTAAATATTAATGATAAATATATTGATGAATTCCCTGACGAATTTAAAAAATCTTATTTAGATTTTAAAAATGGTTTGTTCGATACTGAAGAATGGGGCAGTCATCAGCCATTATTAATTCATTTAGTAAACACAATTACAGAAGGAAGCGTAATTGAACTTGGCATGGGAGATAATAGTACTCCATTATTGCATCTGTTGTGTGAAAAATTAAGAAGAAAATTATTTAGTTATGATTTTGATAATAATTGGTATAATAAATATAAATTATATGAAAATGATAATCACAAACTGTTTTTATTAGACGAAAATTTATTTCGTAATAACAAATATAATTTTGATAGAAGTACAATAATGTTTATTGACTCACATCCTGATTGGACAAGACAACACGCAATATATTTTTTAAGGAATTATGCTGATTATTTTATTGTGCACGACACTTCATATGTAAAAGATGGTGTTGTTTGTTCGGATAATAATTATGATTTTGACTTTTTTAAAAATGTCTTACATTTCAATAAAGTAAGCAGAGTATCAACTCTTTTTACAAATAAAGATATAACGGAAGAATTAAATAAAATTTTTTAATTAAATTGTTTTATGAATAAAGTATTAGTGATAGGTGATGGTTGTAAAGATGTGTTTCAATATGGAAAGTGTGAAAGGTTAAGTCCTGAAGCACCTGTACCTATATTTAAACCGACAAAAGCCACAAATAATGGTGGTATGGCAGTAAATGTGTATAATAATTTAATCGCATTGGGTGTTGACTGTGATATTTTAACCGAGAGTGGTATAACCAAAACTCGTTATGTTGATGAAGTCAGTAATCAGATGTTGCTTAGAGTTGATGAGAATGATGAAATTTTTGTTAGTCAAAATATGTACGATAAAATCAAGAATTTTGATTATAGTATATATGATGCAATAGTTATATCTGATTATGATAAAGGGTTATTAAGTGAAAAAATGATAAAACGTATTGCAGATAATTATCCTTTAGTTTTTATGGACACCAAGAAGAAAATTGATGAATGGGCATGGAATGTTAAATATATTAAAATAAATGAAAAAGAATTTAATCAAAATCAAGAATATTTAATGTATAAACATCCAAATGATGTAATTGTAACATTGGGTAAAAACGGTGCAAAACGTTATTGGAATTATAATGGTGAATGTAAAATTGATTCATTTCCAAATATAAGTGAGCATCCAGTACGTGATCTTACAGGTGCTGGTGATACTTTTTTTGCAGGACTTGTTGCAAAATTCATAGAAAATAACGATATTTGTGATGCAATTATTTTTGCCAATAAGTGTGCTGCATGGGCAGTTACACAAAAAGGTGTGGCAGTGGTTGATAGATATAAAATTAAATAATATGATAGACATTACACACATAAGTAATAAAAATATTCATGTACCAAAAGCATGGGGTGAAGAAGTTGTTATTCATAATGGTGATGATTATTGTGGAAAATTATTACGTTTTAGAAAAGGTGGTATGTTCAGCATGCATTTTCATTCACTAAAGACTGAATCATGGTATGTTAATTACGGTAATTTTGTTTTAGCATATATTGACACTAAAACTGCTGATAGAAGATTAACTAATTTAGTTAAAGGCGATATCGTACATATTGAACGTAATACTCCACATCAACTTAAAGCACTTGAAGAAGGTGAAATATTTGAAGTTAGCACACCACATATGGATGAAGATAGTTATAGAATAGAGAAAGGAGATAGCCAATTATAATGGTAATATTCGTTGACATAGATGGTACAATTTGTCATACTGAGGGCGGTTATGTAAATGCAATACCAATTGTAAGTGCAATTCATAAAATAAATCGTCTTTATGAAATGGGACATAACATAACTTATTGGACTGCAAGAGGAAAAAGTAGTGGTATTGATTGGTCTGAGTTAACGAAAGCACAGTTAAAAGAATGGGGATGTTTATATCATAAATTAAGTTTTGATAAACCTGCTTATGATTGCATTCTGGATGACAAAGCACTTAAAATGAGAGATGTTAGATTAGGTGTTGTTGGTGGTGTATCTGGAATATATAAAATTGAATCAAAAACAGATTCAAATAAATTTTATATTGGTAGTTCAAAAGATATAATTGAACGATGGAGTAATCATCTTTATCATTTAGAAAAAAATAAACACCATTCTTCAATTTTACAGAATCATTATAATGAATATGGAAGAAATGATTTATTATTTTCAATTATTGAAGAATGTAATATTGAATGTTTAATTGATAAAGAACGTGAATATTTAAAAAATTTAAAACCATATTTTAATATTTATCAAGAACCGGGCAGTCCTAAAAATCATCATTTTTCCGATGAAGCAAGAAAAAATATGGGTAAAGCACATCTTGGTAAAAAACAGTCAGAAAAAACGAAAAGAAAAAGAAGTTTGTCAATGATGGGTCATTCGGTAAGTAAAGAAACTATTACTAAAATTGTTGAAAAAAGAAAAAATTATAAGCATTCTGAGATAACAAGAAATAAATTAAGAATTACAAGTACTGGTAATAAAAATGCGGTGGGACATAAAATGACACCTGAACAGTTGGAAAAGAATAGAGAAAGAGGAAAGGAACAAATAAAAAACATTAAAAGAAACGATAAGGGACAATTAATGAAAAAAATTATAGTATTAACCAATATAAATCAATGAATATTTGGACAAATGGATGCTTTGATATTTTACATACAGGGCACATAGATTTATTATGGTATGCGAAATTATTTAATCCTGAATTATTATTATTCCCAATACAAAGACCTATTTGGACAAATAAATTATTTGTTGGAATTGATAGTGATGAAAGAGTTAAGAAATTGAAAGGAGATAAACGACCAATTAATGACCTTAACACAAGGTTAACAATAATACGCAATTTAAGAATGGTTGATAAAGTATTTATATTCAATACAGATGATGAATTGAGAGATTTAGTTAAAGCATTAAATATTGATATTATGATTGTTGGCGATCAATACAAGGATAAAGAAGTAATTGGATATGAAAACTCAAAATATGGTGTGATATATTATCCCGTTGATAGTCGTTCAACGACAAATATTATTGAAAAAATTAAGAACTTATGATAGTTGTAACAGGTGGTGAAGGATTTATAGGTAAAAATCTTGTTAAAAAGTTAGAGAGACAAGGCTATGTCGGTGTTGTAAGTCTTGATACAAAAACTGAAAATCTTGGTTTTATTTATTCTTGGCTTTTAACCTATGCCGAGCAAATTGATTGTATATTTCATCTTGGAGCAATCACTGATACAACTGTTATGGACAAAAACTTGTTTGATGAATATAATGTTGAATCTTCAATTTTTATCTGGAATTTATGTTCAGATTGGGATATACCATTGATTTATGCAAGTTCTGCAGCAACATATGGTGATGGTAAAGAAGGATTTGATGATGAAAAAAATATTCTTAATTTAAAACCTCTTAATCCATATGGCTGGTCAAAACAACAATTTGATATATGGGTATTAGAGCAAAAACAACAACCACCAAACTGGTATGGTCTGAAATTTTTCAACGTATATGGTTATGGAGAAGCACATAAAGGTGATATGGCATCAGTTGTATATCAAAAATATCTTGAAATTAAGGCAAATGATAAAGAATTTGAACGTAAGGTTAATGAATACGGTGCATATAGTGGCTATTATTTTGTAAATTTATTTAAATCACATCGTCCAGATTATGAAAATGGTGAACAAAAAAGAGATTTCATTTATGTTGATGACATAGTTGATGTTTGTTTATTTTTATACAATAAAAAACCACTTTCTGGTATATATAATGTCGGTACAGGCAAAGCACGTACATTTAATGATTTGGTAAAAGCAGTATTTAAAAGTCTTGGCAGAGAACAAAATATTAAATATATTGACATCCCCAATAAAATCAGAGATAAATATCAATATTTTACTGAGGCAAAGACAGATAAATTGAGGTATACCGCAGGATACACAGCAATGTTTCATGAGTTAGAAGATGGAGTTTTGAAGTATATAAATAAATTAAAAAATGAAAATAGGTAACATCATTTACGAAAAAGAACTGGTAAATCACACTCAGGTTGATTACATTAACTATTTCAATAAGCCACAAAATTACAATAGCGTTGATAAAACTTTGCCGACATTATATGTGGGATGGTCGTTCATGAAGGCTTGTAATGAATTTAATGATATTATTCAGAACGCCAATATTCTTCATAAGAAAATAATTGCAAATGAGTTATATTGGGAATGCAGTTTTGAAGAAAGTAAGTCGTCACATGTTAAGGGCATTGAAAAATTTGTTAGCTTAGTACCACAATTTTATTTTCAGCCGAAATATACATATATTAATTTAGACCCATTATTTTTTCAAATAACTGATATAGAAGGTTTAATGGATGTTCTCCCAAAAGAAATTGATTTTTTATATAATTTTAAAAATGAAATGATTTATTTATTGTCAGACAATAAAATCACAGGTATTGATTTGAAAATGTATCATTTTTATAAATTCAACACTTTTGAAATTCTTGCAAGAATACAAGAAAGAACAAAAAAATATCAGAATGATTTAGATGGTAACACATATCTATCATATTATAAAATACTTCCAGATTTTTCTCACCTTAAAAGATATCTAATAGTTATATTGTCAAATTGAATAATTGTTAACCGTATTTTTTAATATGAATTTCTTCAATTTCGGAGTATTTATATTAAAAACATTATGAGAAAGAGTAGAAATTATTGGAATAAAAAGAATTCGTTTGAAATTGCACTAAAGTTTAATAATAAAAGAGATTTTAAAAAAGCGCATATTGCTGCCTATGAATTGTTAAGGAAGAACGGGTGGTTAGATGTGGCATGCCTTCATATGAAAGATATTAGTCATCTAATAAAATGGACTTTTGAAAAATGTAAAGAAGAAGCGTTAAAGTATAATAAAAAAATAGAATTTAAAAACAAAAATAGTTGGGGTTATGCTATAGCTAAACAGAATGGATGGTTAGATGAAATAACATCACATATGATAAAATATAAACATGTAACTCCCATACAATGGACTAAGGAAAAATGTCAGAGTGAAGCATTAAAATATAATAAAAGAATTGATTTTTATAGAAATTCTTCAAAAGCATATGCTGTTTGTGTTAGAAATGGTTGGCTTAATGATGTTTGTCAACACATGAATGCGCCACATAGTAGTCAGTTTAAATGGACAAAAGAAAAATGTCGAATAATTGCATTAAAATATCAATATCGAAAAGAATTTCAGATGGGTGATAATAATGCATATTGCGCTGCTAAATATAATAAATGGTTAGATGAGATATGTCAACACATGACAAGATGTGGTGATAGAAAACATAAATGCATTTATTCTTATGAATTTTCAGATAATCGTGTATATGTTGGTTTAACATATAACATTAATATTCGAGACAAAAGTAGAAGGTATGAAGATAAAGATGCTGTTATTTTACATATAAATAAAACTGGTTTAATACCGAATTTAAAGCAATTAACAGATTATGTTCCTGTTACCGAAGCTATTGTTTTAGAAGGAAAATATTTACAAAAATATATTGATGAAGGATGGGTTATTTTAAATAGAACCAAAACTGGCGGAATCGGTGGTTATAATTCAGTATGGAATTTTAATCGAGTTAAAAAAATTACGTCAAAATACGAGAATTTGAAATCTTTTATGAGTAATGATAGTTATTTATATAAAATTGTAAAAAAAGAAGGATGGATATATTCTTTATTTCCAAATGAAATTTAGATAATTGTTGAGTATTTATAGTAAATAAATTAATTTATTATGAAAGATAAAATAAAAAAAGCACTTGATGATTTTGTCAACCCTCCTGAGACTGAAGAAGAATTAGCTGAAAAGGCAAAAAATGAGAATGTAAAAAAAGTTGTTCTTGATGAACGTGAAGGTTTAATCGAGAGAGTGGACCGCATCTATGTAACCAAAGAGGGAAAACAACTTCTTCGTGAGATATACTAATAATATTCGACAATGAAAAATGAAAAAAAAGATAATCTTTTAGCGGAACATCTAAGGAAGATTAAATATCGTGTTGGTTATAAAATCAACGAAACTCCTAAATATCGTCCACTGGTAAATGATAATGAGGAGTTTGATGCTGTTCCAGATAGTATATATGCTACGAAGGACGGTCAACCAGTTCCTACAAGTCAGGGATTAACTAATGAAGCTGGTGATCAAGAAGATGCTCCGAAACCAGAAGGACAAGAACCTCCTGCGCCTTCGAATGATCAACCACAAAATACAGATGCGCCACAAGCAGGTGCTCCAGTTGATGCTCCAGTGCCAGCATTTGATAAAACAGGTGGCAACGATCAACTACCGCCACCAGAAGGCGATATACCTATTAATCCAATGGGTGATGATATGAATGCTCCTGACCCATCACAAGAAGTAAATAGAATGCAAAACGATATTATTAAACATAATATTGAAGCAATGAAAAGCATTCATGACCAATTAGAAAGTCTTAATGCAACTGTTCAGGCTTTAAACGCACAGTCAAAAACACTTAGTGCTGAAGTTGAAGAAGTTCGTGAACCTACAAATACTGAGAAACTTATGAGCAAGAAAAACGTAAGTTATCCTTATTATTTTAATTTAAATGATTTCTGGAATGGTAACTGGTTTACAGAACAAAGAGAAAAAGAACATGAAAAAGGTATTAATGAATTACCAGACGGTACATTTGTTGCCGATTTCGATGATTTACCACAAAAATCTAAAATTGATGTACAAAACAGTTTTAATGAAATAAACTAATATGAAAAAGGATGATAAAAGAAAACTGTTTGAAGTTTTTGAAAAAGTAAATAAAATCAATCTCAAAGAATGGTATGATGATGATTATGGTAAAGCACCACAAGCTCCAAAAGGTATTGGTAATTTTAATAATATTGATTGGGTAGTATTACATGAACAATTAATGTTAAATACAAATATGATTAGGGCAGGTAATAAAAGTATAGAAAAACATTTAGCCTCTACTGTTAATGATTTAACTGATGATGATGGCATGTTAAGTTTAGAAGAATTACAACACCTTGAAAATTTTGGTTTAATTAATATAAATGGTATGTTTTCAAATCTTGGTGGTCAATTCCCAATAATTGAAGATAAAAAATATTTTGATTTTAATACGTTTAAAACAAAAGCTGCTGAAATCTGGAATAAAGAAGCACCAGTTCAACAAAGAAATAATGATTCTGAAGCACCATATTTAAGAGGTAGAGAACCAGAAAGTTAATAATGAAAGTTTTTAATTCATACGGCACACCAGAAAGACTCTTTGAAATGATGAAAAGGGTTAATAAACTCAATGAAGAAATTCTCCCAACGGAGAAAAAAAATGAGGTTATTAAACAATTTATCGAGTTTCTTAAAGAAAAACTTGGTTTCGATGACAATATGCCTGAAATAAAAATATCATATGACGAAAAAGAAGCACCGAGCATGAAGTCTTTCGGTAAATACACACCAGAAACCAATGAATTAAGAGTAGTTGCCGTAAATAGAAACTTGGCAGATGTATTGAGAACATTGGCACATGAATTAATACATCATATGCAACGTTTAAAAGGAGCATTAGGGCAGAACTCTAATGATACTGGCAGTGAGCAAGAAAATGAAGCAAATGCTCTCGCAGGTGTATACATGAGGGAATTTGGAGCTAAGAATCCAATAATTTTTGAATAATAATTAAAAAAATGAAAATATATAAACCAATTGGTAGTAAAGAGAGATTCGCTGAAATATTTCAGGGAGTAAATAAAGTTAAATTAAACGAAGGTTTCGGACAGAGTTATAATCCACAAGCTGTTCTTGAAATGTCATATGAAGGATTAAAAAATGGTACGCTTAATATTGTGCATAGCAATTCACAAGGAGAAGGCGAACAAAGTTTTATTGAACTGGTTTGTAAAGACAAACAAGGTAATAATATAACTTTTACATTTAAAACTTTATCAAGTGTTGGTGATCAGGAGGGTGTTTATAATATTGATAAAACTATAATGACGAATTTTTCATTTGATGACGAAACTGGTGAAGATAGTGTTGAAATGGATGAAAACGCATTAAAACAATTTAATGCACAACATGCCAATGATTTATTTGACGCAGTTAAACAATATATTGATGTTGAAGAAGAAGAACCAGCAATAGATGAATTATATGAAGATGCTGTTAGAAAAATTGATTCAAGTCCATTTGGTAAAGACAGTTTTGATAAACTGCAAACTGGCAAAGCATATGCTGATGAAAAACCAGTTAATCCTGCAATAAGAGTAAAATCTCCTGAGTTAGATAAATTTGTAAACGAAGACGATCTTGATAAGGAAGTATCTCTTGAAGGTAATAAAACCAGTACAAAAATACTTAGCACAGTATCACAGAAAGTAAAAGAACAAATTATTTTAGATGCTGCAAAAGTTGTGGACAGGGGATTGGAGAAACAAGGACTTAGCAGATATGATATGACTAAAGAAGCATATAATAAATTAATTAAACAAGTTGGTTTGATGATATTTGAAAGCTATTCTGCAGAGGTTAATGAAAATTTAAACGAAGAAGAAGAAAAAAATGATTATCCTGATCAATTAGGAAAAAAATTCAAACCAAAAACACATTATCCAAAGAAAAAAAGAAAACCGCAAAGTACTGTCAAATTAACTGAACAGGACGATGACGATGAAATATCTGATTTAAATACTCCAGTTCCAATAGATAAAGGAGCGAAAAAAACAGCACAGTCCGATATACATAAAGAATTTAATCGTACAGTACCTTATGATACAAAATTTGACTTAAGTTTGGCTGAAAAAGCTGAAGAACCAAAAACTGGTGATGATAATGTTACGGATACTGAATTTATGGATACTGAACGTCAGGGACTTCAAGGTGGTGAAAAAGACGTACCTTCAGATACAACTAATGATGTTAATCCAGAAACAGAAGTGGGTACTGAAAAAGATATTAATACAGGTGATGAAATGGCAGTTGAACCAGATTTTGATAAAATGGGAATGGGAATTGGTAGTGATTGGGATAAGAAGACAAGAGGAACTGATAACGAACCAGCAAGTGACGAAATTGAAAAAATTGCACAGGATAAAGAAGAAGCTGGCGAAATGATAGCAGGTGGTGAAGGTGAAGGAAAATCACCATTAGAATTCACACAAGATCAGATATTGAAAGGTATGAGAGTTGAAATGGAACATACTGATGACCCGATGGTTTCATTGGAGATTGCTCTTGATCATTTAACTGAAGACCCTGAATATTATGGTAATGATGAAGAAAATCCAGAACTGATGGCACAAGCAAATGCAGCAGCAGATGTAGATAAACCAGAAAGTGAAGAAGATGACAAAGAAACAACAAACATGTTACTTGGCTTTAAACCTCATAATGTTGGTGATGAAATTGAAGATGATGAAGAAGAAACTCCAAAAGAAACAGGCGTTGAAGATACAGGTGAAGTTCCTGCAGAAGAAAAACCTAAAGAAGTTGCTGAAGAATATGGTTTTGAAGAATATCAGGGTAATGTTGGTGACAGATATGCAGATGAAGATGGCAATGAATTTGTTGTTCATGACAAAGTAAAAGGTGGTGTGACATTAAAAACTCAAAGTGGTGAAATTGAAGTTGCAACAAGTGATTTAAAATTTTATAAAAAATTAAATGAAGGCGAAACTATAAAAAAAATAATTACTGAAGAACAAATTAAAACAGCAAAAAGAACCTTAAGCAATAGTAAAGTTCCAACTGGAATGACAAAAAAAGAAGCTGTACAGATTTTAATGAATAATAATCTGAAGAAGATACTATAATAATTGCAACTTTTCAATAATAAAAAGACTACCAAGTGTAGTCTTTTTTGTTTATGCGGTATTTATATAGAAAAAGAACATGTCAATCTTTAGATCATACTTCTTAAAAAATAATACGCTGATAAGTAGCAACCTTACCAACAATTCGCAAAATCCTGTAACTGAAGTGTCATATGGTACATCAGAGAAAGAATTAAGCAGATTTATTTTTGATGTTGATTTAAAAGATTTAAAAGACAGAATTACACAAGGTTTGTTAGTTCCCAATAGTGGAATGACGCATATTTTACATATGACCAATACGATTAGATATTCACCAGACCGTCTTGGTAAAAAATCATATCTACCAAATATTAATAGAGCAAGTAGTTTTGACCTTCAATTATTTAATGTCAATCAGAATTGGGATGAAGGTAGCGGATATGAATTTGATTATGGTAAAAATTTATTTCAATTTAGCTTGCCCAATCAACCACCAAATTCATATTATGTAAGAAATGGGGTTATTTTATCTGGCACTACTGGTACTACTGGCAGTACAATAACTGGTGTTACAATAATATATAATACTTCAGAATCATTAGATTTCGCATCAAATGTAGGAATATCTAACTGGCTTCAAGCAAGTGGAAATACTAATTGGACTAAAGCTGGCGCATACATTAGTGGTGTAACTCAAATAATAGGCAGCGAACATTTTGAAAAGGGTGATGAAAATATTGATGTTGATGTTACTGATTATATAAATCAAAGACTATTCGGTACTGGTTATACTGGTACAACAGGATTTACTGGTAGTTCTTTTGGTATTGGTATTAAATTTCCAGACAGTTTTGAAGCACTTGACCCTGTATTAAGACAAGCTGTTGCATTTTTTGCAAAGCATACTAATACTTATTACGAACCATATATTGAAACAACAATTGATGATAAAATAGTTGATGATAGAAATTATTTTTATTTGGACAAAAATAACGATTTATTTTTATATTTAAATGTCGGTAATGGCAATGTTTCATATACAGCAACTGTAAATAAAGTTGAAATTTTTGATCAGGATGATAATTTAGTTTCAGGATTTACTGGCAATTCAATTGTTAATATAAGCAAAGGCGTATATAAAGTAACTTCAAATCTTTCTTCAGTACTATATTCAGATGCTGTTTTATTCAAAGATAAATGGTCATTAACAATTAATGGCAGAAATATTGAATATGAAGGTGAGTTTTATCTTATATCACCGCATAAATATTATGCATTTAATAATTCTAACCAAATTAATTTTGAAAATTACTTCTTTTATTTCTGGGGAATTGGTGAAAAAGAGAACATTAGAGCAGGTGTAACAAAAAAAATTAAATTAACCATCAAAGAACTCTATGCAAATCAAAATAATTTCTTACCTTTGGATATTGAATATCGCTTATTTACAACAGTAGGAAAAAAATATGAACTTGATTTAATACCATTTACTTCAGTGAACAGAACAAATACGGGATACGAGTTCAATCTTGACACTTCATGGCTGATTCCACAGGATTATTTCTTGCAACTTAGAATGAAAAATGGTGATTATTATGAAAATAAACAAACACTTTCATTCACTGTTGTTTCTGATGGCAATATAAAATCATAAATTTTTATTAAAATAGTAAATTTTTTTATTTTTATTTAATCTAAATAAAAAAAGTCTTGTATTTATGAGAAATGAAGGCTATATTTGTAGCATAATTTTTATAATTGAAAAATAACTTTACTGTAAATTAAATTAAAATGGAAAACCAAAATGAAACGACAAACCCACAAGGTGGTAATTTGTCAGATTTGAAAAAAATGTACGCTCACTATCAAAGTGAACAAAGACAAGCAAGACGTAAAACAAGTGAGGAAATCTTAGCGAAATATTTCGTTCCTCGTAAAAACAAAGAGATTTTTAGAATCCTCCCTCCAAAACCGAACAAGAAACACATTGAAGAAGCATTCTTTCATGTTGTGATTACTAATGCTTCGGGTGGAAAGAAAAAACACGGAACTGTCATCTATTGTCCTGCACATAATGACGCAAAAGTTCCAAGGCTCGACAAAAATGGTCAGCCATTATTAGACACTAATGGTCAAAAGATCATGACTCCACCTCCATGTCCTTTATGTGATAAAGCAAAAAAAATGCTTATACAGCAAAATCCCTCATTAAAAGGTAGAAAAAAAGAAACTTTGAATGCAAGTGAATTAATAATTTACGAAAAAAACAAAGCAATTTTTACTGAAGCTAATAAATGGGACGCTAAGAAATTCTACATTGTTCGTGGAATTGATAAAGGTACGGAAAAAGATGGTGTTAAATTCTGGAGATTTAAACACAATTTCAAAAGTCAAGGTACTCTTGATAAATTACTTCCTATATTACAAGAGTATACAGACATGTATCAAGTTGATTTTGCAGACCCAAAATTTGGAACTGATTTAAGCATTACAACGAATGATAGTGAATTCAATGGACATGTTTACAAGCAGATATCTGCAATTAATTTCCGTGGTAAATCATTATTAAGTAATGATTCAGTTGTTATGCAATCATGGCTTGAGGATAATACTACATGGAGAGATGTTTTTCTTCCAAAGAAAGCACCGAACATTACATCTTTTGAATTTCTTGAAATGGTTGTAAGTGGTACTAATCCTTATTGGGATGATACTGATTCAAACAACAAGCATTGGGTATTCCCGGGTCGTCCTGATTTGGAAGAAGCTGCAAATACTCGTACACGTAATAATGATGCTGATGAAGATGCAGCATTTGAACAGGCATCTGATTTAATTGATGACGAATATCCACGTGTTACTGTTAGTAATATGACTGCTGACAAAGTTGGTACATATGAAGATAATGCAGTGAATGTAGGAAATCAAGTGTTAAGTAATGCATCTGCAGCACCTGAAACAAATGTAACTGAACAAGGAGAAAATGTCCCTGATAAGAATTATGACGACCTCCCCTTCTAAAAATTAAAAATCCGTAAAGGGGAAATGTAAAAGTTTCCCCTTTATTATATCATTAAACAATTTAAACTATGGCAAAAACAACAGAAGAAGTACCTTCAAATGATAAGGTACGTAAACCAATACCCAAAAAGAATTTTTCATTAGAAAATTTCAAGAAAAAAGTAGGAGTTGATGATGTTCCAGATAAACCATTGATTTGGATATCAATGTCTGAAGGCTTCAGAAAAGCATGTGGTCTACCCGGTTTTGCCAAAGGTTATGTTAATCAAGTACGTGGACATACAAATACAGGTAAATCAACAGCAATCTGTGAAGTGCTTGTAGAAGCACAAAAAATGGGCATTTTGCCAATTCTTATTGATACTGAAAATAACATGGGAAGGGGTAGTTACAGATTAACTGAATTAGGTTTTGATTTTGATAATTATATCAGAATTGATAATGATTTTTTACTTCAGAAGTTTGGTAAAATACAAGATAAAGACAGAAAAGAAGCTGCAATTGAAGACCTTGCAAAATGTTTTTATTATTTTCTTGATCAACAAGCAAACGGTGAATTACCATTTGATTTATTATTTGCAATTGATTCAATAGGTACATTGAATTGTATTCAAACAATTAATGCACAAGTAAAAGATGATTCTCAAAATAACATGTGGAATGCTGGTGCATATGAAAAAGCATTTATGTATTTGTTAAACAACACAATACCAAGCAGCAGAAAGATTAATAAACCATACACCAATACAGTTGTTGCAACTCAAAAAATCTGGATTGATAATATGAACAAAGGAGTGGTTAAACACAAAGGTGGCGAAACATGGAATCTTGGTGCAAGACTTATATATCATTTTGGTGGTATTATAACACATGGAACAAAAGCTGCAACTGCTGATAGTAAAAAACGTACTGTTAGTTATGGTATTGAAACCAAAATTAGTGTTGCTAAGAATCACGTGGACGGTCCGCTTGGGGGAATATCAATGCAAGGCATTATTATTTCAACACCACTTGGTTTTGTAAATCCTGATGATATTGATGCATTCAAAAAGAAACATATACTTTATTTTCGTAATTTATTTGAAGATGATAGTATTAATGCTGATGAACTCACATTATCAACAAAAAATATTGATGTTAATGGGAAAATTTCATTTGAAGATGAATTAATTGAAAGAAGTCCAGAATTACCAGAAGTTGTATAATGAAAACCCGTACTTTATTAGTTGATGCCTCATATTTGCTTCAACGTTCTTTTCATGGAGCAAAGGATGTTTACACACAATCTTTTGGACATATTGGAGCACTTTACAGTTTTTTAACCACTGTTCGTAAAATGATTAAAGAACATATGATCAATAAGGTAATACTTGTATGGGATGGTGAAGGCGGTGGTGTTCAACGTTATCGTATTGACAATAAATATAAAGCTAATCGTAAAAATAAAGAATGGTATAAGAAAATTGAATTAAGTGATAGAGATATTGAAAAAGAGAATAAAAAGAGAGACTCAATTCTTAAACAAAGACAGCATATAAAAGCATATGCAGAAGAATTGTTTTTAAGACAAATTGAAATACAGGACGTTGAAGCAGATGATATAATTGCTGCTTATTGCTTGAAATATGATAACAAAGAAGAAATTTTTCTTTATTCGAGTGATAGAGATTTTGCACAATTATTGGATTTAAATTTAAATATAATATTTCCAAACATTGAACAACCAGTAAATAAAACAAATTATATGATGAATTTTAATCATCATTATTCAAATGCATTAATATTAAAAATAATATGTGGCGATACTTCTGATAATATTGATGGTATTGAGGGTATGGGAGAAGATACGCTTTTGAAATATTTTCCAGAATTGAAATTTAAACATTTAACTGTGAGGGAAATTTGCAAAAAAGCGGATGAACTTAATCAAGAAAGAGTTTTAAATAAAAAGAAACCTTTAAAGGCACTTGAAAATCTTTTAAACAATATAGACAGACTAAAAATTAATTTTCAGTTAGTTAATTTGAGAGAACCAATGATCAATGATGAAGTGAGAACAGAACTGGATAATATCGATTCACCATTGTCACTTGAGGACAGAGGTAGCAAAAATCTCATAAAAATGATGAAAGATGATGAATTTTTAACGGTTTACGGTAGTACATTTGTTCAATATGTAGAACCGTTTTATACTGTAATCATGTGTGAAAGAGATTTATACCAAAGAAGTATCAGCAAGAAAAAATAGTTTTTAAAAACCCTTCCTATTTAAAAAGATTCTAAATATATTTGTATAGTTTATTAACAATTAAAAATTTATAAAATGAACGAAAAAGAACATAGTAATTTATTTAGGTTTTCATTAACCCAACAGGATGTACTGTTATGTGAAAAAATATTTGATGCTGATCAGTTTAATCCTTTTACGAGATATTCTATTGATATCAGGGATGTGTTGCCAAGGGTAATTACTAAACTCCAGAAGACACTTTCCCGTAGAAGTTACATAACATTTAAACTCAAAAACGACAGTGATGCTCCTGAATTGGGATTGAATCGTGAGTATGATTATTATGGGTATCGTCAGAAAATGGTTAGTGCATATCCGAAAGAGAAAAGAGAAGGGATGTATTATAATCCCCAGCCAATAGTTCAACAGATTGAAGAAAAAACAATTCGTGGAGTTGAATGTAAAATTGGTTTTTATATCAATAATAAACCGATTGTTGAGAGAATGTTTTATGTTGATGGGTTTAATCCGATAGCAAGATGGTCAGTTGAATTAATTGATGAAGTATGTGATACTGCAAACATAATTAAAAATAAAATTTTACATACTGATGTTAAAAATATGTGGGATGATTACGATTTAATTAATATCAAGGGATTATCAATCACACAGATCAGAGAACTTTCTCCTTCTAAAAGAGAAGAAATGTTAAGACGACTTAGACGAAATTAAGTTGGACAAAAATATGAGCAGTTGTTGGAAATTCTTTCCTTTTATTTTCTTTCTTATTATTATTTTTTCTTTTTTCTCCGACAACTGCTTTCCTTTAACAAATATTTTAAATGAGCGAAAATACTGAAAATACCCTAACTTCGTACTTAGGTCCTGAATTTCAACAACGTTTAATGTGGCAATTATTGGTTGAACCAGAATTTGCAGAAAAAACGATTCCTAATTTAGCTGTTGAATATTTTGATGACCCAAATTTAAAAAGACTTTTTATAATAATATTGGAATTCTATAAAGAATTTAATAAAGTCCCAAATCTTCAGAATCAAAGTATATTACAAGCAATTAACAAATATAAAAGTCCAAATAATATTATTGAGGAAGAATCATTATTTGCTGTAATAAAACGTATTGAATTATGGAATGAAAGAATTATTAACAAACAATTATTATATGATGGTGATGTTGTACAAAAGCAAACCACATCATTTATAAAACAACAGGAATATAGAAAAATTGGAGAATATATACTTGGTAAAACAAAGAATGGTGAAATAAAAAGTAAATATGTTATTACTGATATTGAAGATAAATTTCAAAAAGTTGCACATATTGGAGATGAAGAAGACTATGGGACTGATGTGTTTGATAATATCGATCATGCATTGAGGAAAGAATTCAGACAAACAATACCCACAAGCATTTTTGCTATTGACACATTAACAGGTGGTGGACTTGGTAAAGGCGAAATTGGGGTTATTCTAACTCCTTCTGGTGTTGGAAAGACAACAATGCTTACCGTAATTGCAAACAGTGCATATGAAGAAGAAAAAAATGTTGCTCAGATAGTATTTGAGGATACTATCGAACAGATTCAACGTAAGCATTTTACTATATGGTCAAAAGTTCCGTTAAGCAAAATTGATATTCCTGAACAAAACGTCATAGTTAATAGAATTGCACACGAGAAAGCAATTAATATGAGGGGTAAAGGTAATCTTGTTATTAAGAAGTTTAGTCAGGAGAATACCACAATGATGGATATTCGCAAATGGATGATAGGTTATGAGAAAAAATATGGCATTAAATTTGACATACTTGTGCTTGACTATTTGGACTGTCTTGAATCTCATAAAAAATCTCCTGACAGAAATGAAGCCGAACTTGTAATCATAAAATCTTTTGAAGCATTGGCTGCAGACTTTAATATACCAGCATGGACTGCAATTCAAACAAATAGAAGTGGTTTTAATGCTGAATATGTTGAAGCATATCAAACTGGTGGTAGTATTAAAAGAGTACAGAAAGCACATTTTTTTATGAGTGTTGCCAAAACGAAAGATCAACAGGAAGCAAGTTTAGCCAATATTAGAATTATTAAAGCAAGATTTGCAAAAGATGGTCAGGCATTTAATGACTGTGTGTTTAATAATGATACATTAGAAATCAAAATTGAAGACCCTAAATATCCTTTACAAACAAAAGGACTAAAACATCATGACAGTGAAGATATTAATAAACTTGATGAAAGTATTGTTGAAATACAGAAAAAATCATCTGAATATGGACTGCATCTTGCAATTAGTCGTGAAATGAGTTTAACTGAAATGGTAAATGACCCAAGTGTTAATGACCATATACCTGACAAGGAAGCACCAATAGATATTGATCAATTTACTCCAAAGACTGATGATGCAGAAATTGTAAATATGCATATTGAAACAACCAGAACTGATTTATCTGAAACTGAAATAAAACAAATATATAATATTGCAAAAGAGGCAATTACTGAAACAAAGAAGAGTGATGGACTTATTGAAATAGATGAAACTGTAGAAATAAAGACTGTAAATGAGGGTGTAAATATAGGTTTACCATCACCAATAGGTAAAATATGTTATATTGAACCTAAGAAAAAAGATGATTTATTGGAATTAAGTGGCGATACTATAATCAGAAAAGTAATTGAAGTTGAGGTAAAATTAGAAGATTTACCATCAAAAGGAATGAATCTTGAAAAAAATATTATACTGGAAGAAGTAAAACTTTCAACACCAAAAGTGATAATAAACTCAGAAAAAAAAGAAATAATTTCTTCGAAAGCAATTTTAAATAAAGAACAACTTGAAGAATTTGAAAAAGGACTAAAAAATCCAGATGCCTTACCAGTTGAGCAAATGGGATTGCATGAAAAATTAAATTTGATCATGAAGAAGCAAGATATTTTCAATAAAAAATAATTATTTTATAAAATTTATAACTTTTTTATTTTTATTACGTATTTATTAATCCGAACGACAGTGAAAAAATTTTTTAAAAATATTTTGGAAAATACTTGTATATTAAAAATATCTTTATTACGTTTGCATCGTCTTAGGATAAGTGTTCTTTAAATAATTGAAATTAAAAACGGGGAAGTATGCGAATAAAATTCAAAAATACTATCGTAATACTCCTTACTGGAGAACTGATTGTGTTTACAGAAAAAGTACAGCAAATTGTCGTTCAAACAGTTGATTGGTGACTCGATATCACCCTTCCCCACAAAGAAATGGAAACGGCTTGTTATTACAGTAAACAATTAGCTCAGTGATAGAGCGTCCGCATTCAAAGCAGAAGGTCGGGGTGTCGAAACCCCATCATGTAAAACAACATAACAAACAAATTATCCATTTTCCTTATAACATGCCAGTTCCCTTACTCATAAGAACAAGGCGCATAGAACTGGCTTTTTTTGAAATTAATGTTCTTTGAAAACTATAGTTCGATTTAAAAGTCCGCAGTATTTATAATAAATGTGTATTATGAATAATTGTTTAAATTGTGGAAAATTTGTAAACAATAAATTTTGTAATGTTTCTTGTCAAAATGAATTTCAAAACACTGGAAGAAATGATAAAAAATATGGAAAATTTGTTGATTATTTGGTTAAATGTAATTCATGTGATAAAATTTTTATTGTAAATGAACGTGAAAAATTATATCCACAAAAGAAAAAATATTATTGCTCACGAAGTTGTGCAAATAAAAGAAAGCATTCACAGAAAACCAAAGATAAACTTTCTTTGAAAAATAAAAGAGTTAAATTTGTTAATTGTGAATATTGTGGAAATAGTTTTGAGCAGAAAAAAATAGATCAAAGATTTTGTGGACATTCATGTTCTACTAAATCTCGAATGCCACTAAAAGGATATGAAAGAATTGGTGGCTTGTGCTCTGTGAAATCACAAAATAAAAGAGGTAAAAATGAAATATATTTTGCTAAACTATGTTGTGATAAATTTAAATCTGTTCTTTGCAATAAACAAATTTTTAATGGATGGGATGCTGATGTTATTATTGAAGATTATAAAATTGCAATATTATGGAATGGTATTTGGCACTATAAAAAAATATCAAAAAATCATTCTTTAATACAAACAAAGAATAGAGATATTTTAAAAATTAAAGAGATTATTAATTGTGGATACGAACCATATGTAATAAAAGATTTAGGAAGATTTGATAAAACCTTTGTTATGAAGGAATTTGAAAATTTTAGAAAACACATAGCGGGGTAGAGAAGCGGCATCTCACGAGCCTCATAAGCTCGGAATCACAGGTTCGAGTCCTGTCCAACGCTACAAAATGAAGAACTGGTGGTTTTTACAGTAAAATAAATTTAAGCCAAATGTAAAGTTACCAAACAAAAACCAACGAAATTCTTCAAATTTATAAAAAGTAATTCCCCGTTGTCCCTGTGGCAACACAAACTTCGGGGTATCGTTCTTTAAAAATGCAAAGGGAAAACTTAAAGTGTTTACAGCAATTTCGGTGGTTCGAATCCATCATCCTGCCAATGGCAGAATTAGACAAGCGGTTAAGTCAAAACTCTATGAAAGTTTCAAAACAATTCAAAAATACTTTTAAACTGTTCCCTAAGTTTTAAAACGGAAATGGGTGAAGATAAATTATTTTCAATAAAATTAAACCCAACCCGTTTAATACCTAACATTTGAAGCATGTTGCAACGTGCGTGGTTAAGAATGGTTTTTATCAGCAGAAGTGCTGAGTTTTTTCAAAAATAAAGAAATAGTTATTGTGTCTAAGTTAAGCCAGATCGCAAGATAGGACTTTTTTTCGGCAGTAATAAAAAGAAGAACTTGTTGTGTATACAGTAGATTGAAAAATGTAATCCCCCTCATATGAGAAGGGGGACAAACTTACCAAAATACAACTAAACTTCTTCTCTTATTTGAGAAGTGTTTGTTTTTCTTACAAAAAATGGGTGGGGACTTGATGTAGAAATATATCACCTCACCCATTTTTATTTTTTATTCTAAATTATTTTTATTTTTTTATTCTAATTTATTTTTTATATTAATTTATTATTATATATTTGCACATTAAATGGAAAATGAAGTAAAAATATATACATTATCACACCCAATAACTAATGAAGTTAGATATGTGGGTAAAACGGTTGAATCTTTGGAAGAAAGATTACGTAAACACATATCAAGAAGAGATAATACATATAAAAGTAATTGGATTATTTCTTTGAAAAAGGAAGGCTTAACTCCAAATATTGAGTTACTTGATGAATGTTCTTTGGTTGATTGGCATTGGCTTGAAAAATATTGGATTTTACAATTTAAATGTTGGAATTTTAAATTAACGAATATTTGTGAGGGTGGTAAAGGAAGTGATGGATTGAAACATTCTATTGAAAGTAAAGAAAAAATGAGTCAACGACAAAAAGGTAAACAATGGAGATTAGGTGCTGTTCTTACTGATGAAACCAAAGAAAAAATTAGATTAGGTAATTTAAATAAAAAAAGAAATCCTGATTCAGTAAAAAAAATGATAATAACAAAAACTGGCATGTCAACTGGCGTTGGAAGAAAACATACTATGACACATATAAACAATATTAGTAATGGTATGATTAAAATAAAAGGAAAATCAGTGTCACAATATGATTTAAATATGAATTTTATTAAAGATTGGGCATCAATATCAACTGCCTCAAAAACACTAAAAATACCTAATAGTAATATTGTTAATGTTTGTAAGGGTAATAGAAAAACGGCAAAAAATTTTATTTGGATATATAATTAAAAATTGTAAAATTATGGAAAATTTAGTACTAACAAAATCAAGTTTAGATTTAATTAAATCTTCAATTATTCAAGGACTTGAAACAGCGAGTGGAAGTCGTAGTTCTGCAACTTACTACCATTCAAGAGACGAACAAATGAAGGCTATACATGGTCAGATTGACAAGTTGTATAAACTTTCAAAGGAACTTCCATTGATCATAGCTGCTCAGAAAGGTGCTACAGGTCAATTCGTTTCAGAAGTGTTGCTTAATGAATTTAAGCAAACATTAAAGGGCGGAGCATGTAATATTGTGAATCCAATCGACTGGTATGACAATGGTATCAGTGACAAGGCAGTGCTTAGTGCATTAAACAACCTTGCTAATGATAATGGTTTTCCATATGCATTACGTCTTTTTGTTGATATGAAGAATCAGAAAATTAACAATGAGAGATCAAGAAAAATTATACTTGGTTTTCTTTGGGGACAAGCAAATATGGAATTCTATGCAATGAAGTACCGTAACAAAATTGCAAAAATTTTGAAACATGTATATGGTCAGAAAAAGACCAGCATATTGCTTTCTATTGCACAGAAACAAGTTGCAATTAATAACACTGTTCTTTTCAATAATGTTTATACTGAAAAAGAAGCAAAAATTGTTAATGAATGTATTACAAAATATTACAATGGTGATGCATCAAAAGCATTTAAATTGTTACTTTTCTTATTTAAGAAAGATAATGGTGTTAATTTTTACGATTTACCACTTTTAACTGAATATGAAACAGCAAAAGTTGACATCAGGAATATTAAGAATGTTCCAGAAGAAGTTTTGCTTGGCTTAATTTCATCTGTAAAACATCCACAGTATCATTCAATGTGGTCAACTGATCTTCAGAGAGAAACCACAAAGGGTATAATCAGAGCAACAGTTCAGGTAACCTCTGTGAACCAACAGGTTCGTCAGACCAAATCAACTGCAAAGTTGGGTGTTGAAAAACATGTTGACTTGGAAAAAGCAACTGATTTTATGGCTCTTTACAAAACTGGTTACGAAACCACTTTTACTGATGAATTGAAAATGGCTATTGGTAAACTTGCTGTTGCTAAGAGAATTCAGGGATTCTTCTACCAAAATATTGGTATTATAGTTGACGACAGTATTTCAATGACTGGTCATAAGGCAGAATCAAAGAATACTCCAAGGGCAATTGCTGATTTTACAGCTATAGTACTTGCAGCTTCAGTAACTGAAGTTGTAGTTGTAAGAACAAGTGGTTTTGAAAGTGATTTGGCAAGTTCATTTATTGAACTATTAAAAGATCAGAATCCAGCAAAACCTTACGATGCTATTTTCATCTTAACTGATGGTTACGAAAATGCTTATGATGGATTGACTAACGAAGTTATTTCAATCTGGAAAACAGAATCAGGCAGTATAACACCTATCTTTCAGATTTCACCAATTACTGGTGCTGAAACAGGTGGTAATGTAAGAGCATTAGGTGTTGGAGTAGTTACAATGGCGATTAACAATCCTATTGCAATTCAGACACAAATCAATGCAAGATTGCTTGAAATTGACACAAAACGTTGGTTAGAAAATCAGGTTCATGCTCTTGAAGCTGCTCCTGTTAAGAGAACAAAAAAAATTACTATTAACGCTTAAAATATCATATTATGATTACAAGAGAACTTACAGAAATGTTAAAAGGTTGCCGTCCTGTCAAAGACAAAGATGGTAACATCGTGGTACAGTCAATAATGAACATGCAAGTTGTATGCTTGACAACTGAGAAAGAAAACTCATTGGATGATCGCTTTGCGAATCCATTGACTTCATTAGTATCAAGTAATCAATCTTACGGACAGATTACGTTCAGTAATAAAGAGAACAAAGAAGTTATTTTTCCAGTTCAAATGGCTGTATTGACCAAACAACAGGCACAAAATCATGGTATGGTAAAAGCTGGTTATGTTGAACCTAAAGCAAATACAACATTTCATGACGCAGGTTGTGTTCAAGGTGGACAGACTGGATATTTTCAGGGTACTCAGGAGTTCAGAATGATTCCTGTTAGCATGCGTGAAATGTTGTTTGATAAGGTTGGTCAGACATCTGGCTATCAGAATATTTATCCTGCAATCCAGAAACTCGGTCAGGATACTAAATCTGGTACTGGTAATTATCTGAACATTTACTTTGAAAAGTTTGACAAGAAACTTGATCAGTTTATTGCACACTTTGAACGTCCAAAGAATCTTATTGGTATCATTGTATTGATTGATGGTGAAATTGTTGCGATAGATAAATTCCCTTCATTTACATACGCTGAACAGGTATGGGATTTGATGATCAGGGATTGCTATGGTTCACTTGCAATCATAAGTGAATTGCAGAACAAAACTGCAGGTAAGGTATTTACTGAAGCATATGAAGATGTTAAAAAGGGCACAGATAAATATGCTGTTGCAGGTAAGTATTCTATCGTTGATTTGCTCGAACAAGCATTGAAGAAAACCAAGAAATCGATTACTGATGATGTTAATGAGAGAATTCAGGAAGTTCTTGATCTCACATTTGATGCTACTATTGACACTGAAGGTAATCCTTCTGCAAACAGCAGAGCACCTAAGAGTTATATTCTTAAAACTGAAGGTTATATTGGTCAGGTAATTACTGAAAACGAATTTAATCATTTGGTGTCAATTATCAAAAGAGAGAGATTCAATCCAAATGCTTTCAGACAAGTAAGTGAACTTAGAAATAAGGCACGTAAAATGACACCATTCAAAATATAATTTATTAATTTATTAGATGAAAAACCATAAGATTATTCTTATGGTTTTTTTATTTTATGTGAATTTTAATCTATTTCTTTTGTATTTATTATAAATATAATCAGTAAATCTGATTTATTTTTTTAACTGATTGGACGGCTTATAAGTTATGAAATGGAAAGATTGACAACATATAAATTTATTGAAAGAGCAAAATTAATACATGATAATAAATATGATTATTCGTGCAGTGATTATATTAATAATCGTAGTAAAACAAAAATAATTTGTTTAGAACATGGAATTTTTGAACAAAAGGCTGAAAATCACTTAAATGGTTATGGTTGTCCTAAATGTAATGGTGGTAAACGTGTAAATAGCACAAAAAAATTTATTGATTTAGCAAAATTAAAACATGGAAACAAATATGATTATTCATTAGTAAATTATATTAAGTGTAATTTTAAAATAAAAATAATATGTCCTAAACATGGAGTTTTTGAACAAACACCAAATGGTCATTTAAATGGAGATGGATGCATTTTATGTTATAATGAAAATCGTGTTAATTCAATTGATGATTTTATAATAAAAGCTAATAATATTCATCATTTTAAATATAATTATTCCTTAGTTGATTATCTGAATATTAGAGATAAAATAAAAATAATATGCCCAGAACATGGCATTTTTGAACAAACTCCAAATTCCCACTTAAACAGTCGTGGTTGTCCCAAATGTATGGAATCAAAAGGTGAATTATTTATTACTAATTGGTTAAATCAAAATAATATTGATTTTGAAACACAAAAAACATTTCCTAAATGTAAAAATCAAAGAAAATTAAGATATGATTTCTATTTACCCAATCAAAATTTATTAATTGAATATGATGGTCAGCAACATTATATGCCTATTAATTATTTTGGTGGTAAGTATATTTTTGAATATTTAAAAGAAAATGATAAAATAAAAACAGAATACGCATTAAACAATAACATTAAATTATTACGTATTCCAGATACTGAAAGAAAAAATCTTTCAAATATATTAAAAAATAATATTATAATTACTTAATAATCAAATATATGGCTTTCTTCAGTCGTCCTATATTGGACAATATTCAATTTAAGCAACTAACTGGTTCAACACTTACCATGTCAGGCACTACTGATTTTAGTGGTGTTTTAAAATCTAAAGGAGTTGAAATCGATGCTACTGCTACTGGTGCAACTGCTGGTGATGCACTGGTATTTGACGGTACTAAAATTGTGCTGACACCAATATCTGGTGGTAGTAGTGGTATGTATTATGGTAATACTCCTGCTTCAATAACATTAGGTGGTATTAGTGGTGGAACTACACTCACTGGTAAAACACTATCAAAAATAATTGAAGAATTATTAGTTCCAGCAGTACATCCAAGCATAACACCACCTTCAGAATTTGCATTTATTATTACTCCTTCTACTTCAGTATATGAAGTTGGTACGAGTATATTAATCACAGCAATGTCATGTTTTAGCAGTGGTAGTATTAGTCCTCAATATCATGGTGCAAGCTCATGTAGAAGCGGATTACCATATTCTTATAATAATACTGATTTTGGTGTTTCACAAACACCTATTTTATCGTCATCATGTTCCAATTTACATTCACTTGCTGCACATATAATTACCAACGGTAATAATACCCTATCTGCAACGGTTACATATTTATCTGGTGCAACTCCAGCATATAATAGTGATGGTAGTGTATTTGCAACAGCATTACCAACAGGAACAACATTACCACAATCATGTATAATTTGTGGTTTATTTCCATATTTCTATGGTAAAATTGCAAGTGGTGGAGCACCTGCTGGTGGTAATAGACCTGACCCAAATACTACTATTCGTAATTGTATAATCGCATTAGACTTAAGTAGAGCTACTGGTATTGTTGTTACAGACAGTACAGGTGCAATTGACATTAATTGGAATAGTGATTCTGATGATTATATTTGGTTTGCAACACCAGTTGCTTCAGCAATAAAAGTTAAATGGGCAGATACTGTTGTTACTGTCAACAATGGTTCAATTGGTGGTGCAGTAAGTGCAGGTGGTAATTTATTTCCTGACCCAGCATCAATAGTAAATATTAGTGCTGTATGTTGGGCAACACCACAAACATATAATGTTTATGTAAGTAATTATCAAACAAAATCAACCAACATAATGGTGTTAACTAATAGTTAAAATTAAAAAATATGGCAATAATATTAAATGACAATCTTCAAATAAACGCAGGTAAACCAATTGATTCAAGATATTTAACAACTGGAAATACTGTATATGCTTCAACTGGTGCAACCAATTCAGCAATTCCTGTTCCTTTAAGATATACTGGCTTAACAGTTAATGTTTTAGGTACTGAATATTGGTATAAAACTGGTGTTGCTGACATTAATTTAATTCAGAAAAAATATGATACTGTGTTACCAACAGGCAGTTTTGTTACTGGTGCTACTAATATTGGATATTTTAGTGGATATACAAGTGTACAAATATTACCAATAACAAATTTACCCGATAATAATTATAATGGTAATTATTATTCAATTTATAATTATTATTATAGAGGTATTGACGGTAAAATACATGTTGGTGTACCAAATGATGGTATACCAAAAAGAGGTTATGTAAAAACATCTGGTATTACAAAGTCATGGCTTTGGAATGAATATACTGGCAGTTCAAATATATTAGGTTGGATTTTAGTCAATGGTGATATTTCACAACAAATTGGAATATTTGCAAATGGTTACAAATATTATACTGGTTCGTCTCAAGTATATACTGAAAGTGGATGGACTACTGGAAATATATATACTAATGGTTCAAGTTTGGTTATTAGTACTGTTCTTGGTAGTTTAACAAGTGGTACAACTTTAATAATTGGTGGACCGTTTTTTGCTACTAAAACCAATAATGCGCTGAATTTTAGAACATTAATAACAAAAACTCCAACTTTATTGAGTGTTTCTTATGATGAAGCATTTGTTTATATATCTGGTAATACTGGTAGTGCACTTATTACTGCATCAAATGGGTTGACGAAAATTGGTCAGGATGTTAGACTTGGCGGTACATTAATAAGTGGTACAACAATTATAACTGATTCACGTGCAACACCAGTAGGTATTCAATATGCTGCTGATTATTCAGCAAGTTTTACTGATCGTTCATTAATTGACAAAGGATATCTTACCAGTATATCTGCATTAGGTGGAGAAAGAATTTTTAAAACTATTTATCAAACTTCACACGGATTTAGTATTGGTCAAGTAGTTGGTTGGAGTGGTTGTACATATAATTTACCAATTGCAACAGGTTTATATGATGGTGAAGTTATTGGTATTGTAACTAATTGTTTTAATCCTAATTCTTTTGAAGTAACACAAGCAGGTTTTGTTAGTGGTATAACAGTAGGTGGTGGATTAATTACAAATTGTACATATTTTCTTAGTGCTACTGTTGCTGGATGTTTAACTACATGTGAGCCAATAACTCCTAATTATCTTAGTAAATCAATGTTAATTGCTACTTCGGCATGTAGCGGTTGGGTTTTACCTTATGCTGGATATGTAATAACAAGTGGTATTACTCAAGGTGGAGCATTAATAAGAAATGTATGTAATATATCAGCATCACCATACGTAGTAACACCTTCAGATTTTTATATTGGTGCAAAAGGTGGTGATATTGTTCAATTAAACAGTTTACATGTAAATGGTCAGGTAATTGTTGTTGATGATGTTTGTGGTAACGCTGCAATTGGTTGTGAAATTCAGGTTAGTGGTGTATTTTTCGGTGGAAGTAGTACCGCATGCATTAATACTGCATATGGTTCAATGACATTTATATATAATGGTGGAAAAGCATGTTGGTCAGCAATTGGATTCTCTACAGCACCTTATTAATAATTAATATAATATGATTAAAAAATATGGTACAAATCAAGCATTAATTGGTAGTGGTTTTAATCAACCTGCAGGTACTGGTTTCACATTAACACTATCAGGTAATACTATTATTGCAAGTAGTGGAACATTTAAATACGCAACAAACAGAAGTGCTTATTTTAATGTTACTCCACGTGCTGTGCCTGATGTAGCATATGTAACTGGTCAAACTCTAAATATTCGTCATATTGGTTCTGTTGGTCAAATTATATATAGAGGTATTAGTGGAATTACAGGTGCTACTGGTTTTATATATGATAAAGCAACATCTGGGGTCACAGTACCTAATTTAACAATTTCAACAACGCCCGTAACTGATTTATCTCTTGATTGGTTATTATCATGGGATTGTAATACTGGAAAAGTAAAAAAAATATGTTATGCAAGTGCTGTTGGTTTAACTTGTGCAGAAAATGGTTTAACTTCAGTAGGTGGTCTTGTTTGTCTTGGTGGTAATTTATGTACTGATACTATAATAAATGGTTTAGATTTATATGCAATACGTTTTTGTAATTTATGCAGTGCGTGTATAACAACCACAGTAGGTAATATTGTTCTTGATAGTCGTTGTAATAGTGGGGGTGTATATTTAAAATCACAAAATGGTGCAATAAATAGTCCAGTAGGTAATTACGCAAATTCTGTTGGTGTTGCAATGGATTATCCATCTAATATTTTTAAAATATATGATAATCGAATAGGTGCTAATCAAAAGGGTATTGAATATGATAATAATTATAGTGCATTTTTTACTCCACGTTCACTTGTTGATAAATCATATGTAGATGCTATTGCTGCAGGTCTTCAACCCCATCCTGCCGTACTCGTTGCAACATCAGGGGTAAGCGATAATAGAGCATTAACAGGATTAACAGGAACAACAATTGTTGATGGAGTTGTTTTAAGTCAAGGAGATAGAGTTTTAATAAAAAATCAAACTGATGCTAAACAAAATGGTATATATATTTTAACTGGTACTACATTTACCCGTGCAATTGATTTTGATCAAAGCAGTGAAAGCGTTCAAGGAGCATATACTTTTGTATTATCAGGTAATACATGGCAATATACTTCATGGATTTTATCAACACCAAACCCAATAACAATTAATGTAACACCATTAACGTTTAGTTTATTTGCTCAAGTTACTGATATTCTTGCTGGTACAGGAATAACCATTACAAAATATTATGGTCAGGATACTGTTTCTGTTAATGGTTCAGTTCTTGCAGGTAATTCGATATTATGGACAGGAAATACATTTAATGTCGATATTAATGGTGGAACGTTAGCAATTGCATTAAGTCAGACAATTACAGGTGGTACAAATGGTTTAATAAAATCTGGACAACAATTAAAACTTGGCGGGACTTTGACTGGTTCAACAGTAATAACTGATAGTCGTTTGGTTAAAAAGGGTATTGAATATGGTGGAAATTATAGTTCAGGATTTACTAATTGTTCTCTTATAACAAAAGAATATGTTCAATCACAAATATCCAGTGGTGGAACATATAATCTTCAATCACCAGCAGCAATATGTGTTGGTGGAATTTGTGTTGGTTATGTTTTAACTGGTAAAACTGCATTTCAAATATTTCAAGATTTATTAGTACCAACATTATATCCTGCGTTTGTTGCACCAAGTGAAAGTGCTTCAATATCACCTTCAGGTACGTTTGAGATTGGATGTAGTATTGCAACATTATGTATTACTGGTACTTTTAATAGAGGCACGATAATTCCAGCATATGGAACTGATGGATTTAGAAGCGGTCCTGCAACTTGTTATGTATTTACTGGTTGTCAAATTGCTGCTTCATATGCATGTAATGCATCATCATTGACTAAATGCGCAACAAGTTATGTTGTTTGTGCAAGTCAAACTTGGACTGTTTCTACCTGTTTTTCTGCTGGTTGTCAACCAAAAGATAGTAAAGGCGGGAATTATGGTTCAGTATGCGGTCCGGGTCAAACAAGTGCACCAACTGCTACAATTACTGGTATTTATCCATATTATTATGGAAAACTTACAAGTGGCAGTCGTCCAGCAGTAACAAATGCTCTTGTAACAGCAGGTTGTATATCAAAATGTGTTTTAAGCAGTACGGGTACAGTAACAGTTAGTTTCGGAAGTTCAGCAAGCGAATATACTTGGCTTGCAATTCCTCAGACTTCAACATCAAAAATTTGTTGGTATGTTAATGCTCTCGATAATGGAAAAATTAATAGTTCTCCAAGTGATAAATATCCTGATGAATGTGTAATAGCAATTACTTCGGCAGAAGGATGTTGGGCAGGTATAAATTATAAGGTTTACATGAGTGGTGCTGTTGGAGCAATTAGTGCTTCAATGGAATTTAGAAATAGTTAAAAATATTAGATATGGCAATAGTTTTAAGTGATAATATTCAAGTTAATGCTCCGAAACCCGTAGACAGTAGGTATTTAAATATTCTTGTGCCATTTTCAAGTACAACTATTGCCAATACTACAATTGTTAGTGGTGTAAGATTCATAGGTTTAACTGTTAATATTAATAGCTCTGAATATTGGTATAAAAACGGTATTTTAGATACAGATTTAATTATTAAATTAGGTGGTGGAAGTGCAATTACTGGTGCAACAAATGGTCTGACAATATCTAATAATAATGTTATTCTTGGTGGTACATTACTTACTGCAACAACAATAAATGGTGGTGGACAAACATTAAATATTAATGTTAATGATTTTAATCTTAGTGGTACAACTCTTAATATTACTGGTATTGTAACATTACAATCAACACCAACAGGTGGAACAACTTCAGATGCAATACTTGTTTGGAATTCAATAGATAAAAAAATTAAACAGGTTTCGCCAAATATTATTAATGTTTGTAATATTAGTGGAGTATATTCTGCAACAACAAACAATAGTTTCATCGGTGCAAATGCTGGTTCAACAATATATTTACCACCTGCTCCTAATTGCGGACAAAAAATTTCAATAGCTGATTGTTCAGGTAATGCATTAGCAAATAATATTTATGTTTGTAGTACAACCTGTTGTATACTTAATTGTAATATGGCTATAATTAACACAGATTATGGTTCAATGTCATTCATATTTAATAATACTTTTTGGAGTGCAGTTGCATTCACCAATTAATATATTGAGAATATAATAATTTACTTGAGATTAAAACTATTTATAAGTAGATAATAACAGAAAAAATATAAAAATATAAAATTATGGCATTCAATACAAAAATAGACCTATATGATAGTAAGGTAATTCAATGTGCTAATCAAACATTGACCTTATCTGGAAAAACTGTCATTGCTACATCAGGTGATTTAAGATATCAAACACATCCAACATTTACTGGTGCTACTCAGATTGTAGATAAATGTTATGTTGATACAGCTACTGGTGGTATTTGTGCAAATAATGGTTTAACAAAAAGAGGTAGTTTTATTACTCTTGGTGGCGCATTAACTGGCGATACTACAATTGGAAGCAGCACATGTGCATTAAAAATAAATGTTAATACACTTAGTTTAAGTGGTAATACTGCATTTAATTTAAGTACTGGTAATGGTGTAATAACAGATACTGGTAACAAAGGTGGTTTACAGTATGCAACATGTTATGATGCATGTGTTGTTAAACTTTCAATACCAAATGCTGGTTGGGTAACTGGAAAAACAAGTACTTCTGGAATACAAACTGCTGGTAATGGTTTAACTAAAACATTGACAAATGTCACATTAGGTGGTACAATATCAGGTGCTACTGTAATTACAGATTCACGTGGTGCTGGTTTAACACTTGGTATTCAATATGGTGGTGATTATTCTTGTGGCTATAATGCACGTTCACTTGTTGATGCTGGCTATGTAACTGGAAAAACAAGTACTTCTGGAATACAAACCGTTAATAATGGTTTAACAAAACACGGAACAAATGCGGTTCTTGGCGGTGCATTAACAGGTGATACTACAATTGGAAGTGGTTCATGTGTTCTTGGTGTAAATGTAAATACTGTTAATTTATGTGGTTGTGTAACATTAAAATCAACTCCACCTAATCTTGTTGCAGATATTCTTACACGTAATACAAGTACAGGTGAAATTTCAAAAACAACATTAAGTTCTCTTGGTGGTTTAACTGGTGCGACAAATGGCATTGGTATTACAGGTCAAAAAGTTTGTCTTGGCGGTGCTTTAATTGCAGGTACTTCAATAACTGGTGCTCAAGCATTATGTTTAGGTACTGCTGCAAGTAAATTAGCATCATTAGATTTACGTCCTGCAGGTGCTCTCACTATAGTTGCTGGTACATTACCAATATCTTCAAGTGGTGCAACATTTACTGATTTGTGCACAATACCACATGGTATTCAATATGGTGGTGATTATAGTACATCTTTCTGTGGTAATTCATTGGTTAGTAAAATATATGTTGATAGCGTTGCAACAGGATTGCACGTTAAAGCAGCAGCAATTGTTGCAACAACAGCACCCATTACTTTAAGTGGTAATCAAACAATTGATGGCGTTTTGACAACAACTGGTATGAGAGTATTGGTTAAAAATCAAGCAGACGCTACAACTAATGGTATATATAGTGCAAATACTGGTAGTTGGGGTCGTACAAGTGATTACATTAATAATACTCAGGTTACTAATGGTGATTTAATTCCAGTTACATCAGGTTCAACTCAAAATAGTTCAATTTGGGCATTAATTACACCAGACCCGATTATAGTTGGTGTGACTTCATTAGATTATACTGAGTTCTCAACAATTATAGATGTTCAAGGTGGACAAGGTATTTGTATAACTCAAGTTGGTGGTACACATACTGTTTGTGTTAATCCTGTAAGTGGATGTGGATTATGTGTTGACCCTTCTGGATTATGTATTAATAATAGTATTGGTGGTAATGGTTTAACTTATAGTGGTGGTGTAATTAATGCTAATGCATGTAGTTGTGGTGCAGTTGCAGCAATAAATGTTGGATATAATGGTAGTGATAATCTTATTGTTGCATGTTCGGATATTACAAATATGTCTGCTATTGTTACTGGTGCAATAAATGGTTTAACAAAAACAGGTCAAAATATAGGATTGGGTGGTACTTTAACAGGTTCAACAGTAATAACTGATTCACGTGTAACACCATTAGGTATTCAATACGCTGCTGATTATACTACAACATTTGTTAACGAATCTCTTATAACAAAACGTTATGTTCATTCTTATGTTACTGGTGGTACAACCGTATTAACAGCAAATAATGGTTTAACGAAACAAGCAAATAATAATGTTGTATTAGGTGGTGCATTAACAGGCAATACTTTAATTAGTGGTGCATATACACTTTCACTTTGTAATGGTGCTTTATTAAATACTCAGTGTGGTTATCAAATAAGTGGTTGTACAATACTTCAAACAGACAAAGGATTATCAGTACTTATTGGTCCTAAAGCTGGTAATCTTTTAAGTACTGGTAATGCTAATATTAATATTGGTATTTGTACATCTGTAGCTCTTAATGTTGGTTGTAATAATATTGCAATTGGTTGTCAAGCATTTAATGCTGCAATAAATTCATGTTGTGAAATTGCAATTGGTGTTCAAGCACTTTTAAATGCATGTTGCCGAAATTCTGATATTGCAATTGGTACTTGTGCACTTTACAAAGCTGCAAGTGGTGTTGGTTGTAGTATTGCAATTGGTTATAAAGCAGGTTTTTGTTCAATTAATGGTGTTAGAAACGTTATGATTGGTTATTGTGCAGGTTATTTGGAACTGAATTCTGATAAGTTGTATATTGCAAACTCAGGCACTATTACTCCATTAATTTATGGTGATTTCAATACATCTGCAGTAACATTAAATGCTAAGTTAACTCTTGGCGTTGTACCTACTACTGGTGCATTAACTGATGTAGTTCTTGTAAGAAATTCTGGTGGTGAAGTTAGAACAGTTACTGTTGCAACAATTACTGGTGCAACCGCAATAAGTGCAATTAATGGTTTAACAAAAACTGGAAATCAAATTAAATTAGGTGGTACTTTGACTGGCATAACAACAATTAATGGTGGTCAGACATTAAACATTAATCAGACAGTTTTAAATTTAAGCGGTAATACATCTGTTAATATCACTGGTACTGCTGTAACTCTTCAAACAACTCCACCTGCTGGTTTAACTTCAGATGCGGTATTAGTATGGAATAGTGGTGATAAAAAGATTAAAACTGTTAGTGGTGCTGCTCTTGGTGATAAGAATAATATTTATTCACATTCAGCAGTTACAACTTCAGTATTATTAACAACGGGCAGTTCATATGTAATTTTAGTTAATAATAGTGCCCCTGTAACAATTACATTACCAGCGACTCCGATTAATGGACAAGTATTTAAAATTAAAAACGTAAGTGGTACAGCAGTAACAAATATTATTACAGTTGCAGGTAATGGTAAAAATATTGATGGTTCAGCAAGTGGCTTAATTAATACTGATTATGGTGCACTTGAACTAATATATGATACCACATTAACAGCATGGTATACTTTGGCTTTCATTAATTAATAATAATAGTTAATTACAATATTTAAAGATGAGAATTAATTTTCTCATTTTTTTTTCTTGTAAATCGAGATTTTTGTGATTATCTTCGTATTTATAAAAAAATATAAAAATTTATAATATTCGTGATTAAGAAAGTTTACATATATACACTAACAAATCCATTAAATAATGAAGTTTTTTATATTGGATATACATATAATTTAAAAAAGAGGTTATATGAACACTTATATAGTTATAATTTAAAGGATAATAGATATAAAAAATTGATTATTGAAAAAATATTAAGTGCGGGATTAAAACCAGAAATAAATGCAATTGATGAATGTGAATATGTTTTTAATCAAGAACAGAATATATTTGAACATGAAAGATTAGAAATTTATTATATAAAAAAATATCGAAAAGAAGGAATTAGATTGACTAACTTAACTGAAGGTGGAAAAAATCCTCCAATTTCAAAAACAAAAAGAGTTGTATATCAATACGATAAAAATTTAAATTTTATTAACAAATACGAATCAATAACAGAAGCAGCAATTGCCGTAGAAACACAAGCGACACATATTTGTAGGGCATTAGATCAAAAAGTAAATTTATCGTCTAAGGGTTACTATTGGTTATCCTCAAATAATTTAATTAACATTAGAACCGAAAAAAAGAAACCAATCATATTAAAAGAAAGAGAAAAGCATACAATACCAATAGTACAATATAGTTTGAATGGTATTTTTTTAAATGAATATTTGGGTCAAAGTGATGCCGAAAAAATCACTGGAATTAATTCAAAATTAATTAATAAATGTTTAAAGATGAGTAATTATAATCAAACTGGTGGTTATATGTGGTTTTATAAAGATAAAATCCCCCTAAATATTGAAAAATATAAAAGAAGAGGTGTTTCTCGTAAAATATTAACATATGATTTAACTGGAAATTATGTTGCAGAATATAATTCAATTAGAGAGGGGTCAAAAGATTTAAATATTGATGAAACGTCTATTTGTAAAAATTTAAAAGGATGTATATCAAGAGCAGGAAATTACAGATTTACATATAATAATTAAAAATAATTAAAATTTAAAACAAAATTTATGGTAACAGACAGTAAAATAAGTAGTAATGATAAATATATAATATTTGAAAGCCAAGGCGGTCATGGTAAACAAATTTGCGCAACCGCAGTAATTCGTGCAATAAAAAAAGCATATCCAGATAGAAAGTTGATATGGATTACCCCTTGGGACGGACCCGCATTTTATAATCCAGATATATTTCGTTTTTTTGTGTTCAATCAAATACCGCAATATTTCAAAGATGATTATCTCAAAGAAGACACGATTATAATGAAACACGACCCTTATAATGAAACTAATCATATATTAAGAAAAGAACATCTGACTGAAACTTGGTGTAAAATGTTTAATATACCTTATGATGGGTATAAACCAAAAATCTATTTAAACCCCAGAGAGATCGAAATAGCAAGAGATAAGATAAAACCAGATAATAGACCAATCATGTTATTACAAACACATGGCGGAAGTAATCAACAATATTCGAAAAAATCATGGTATAGGGATATGCCTGTGGAGATAAGTCAGAAATTGGTTGATTATTTTAGTAAATCATATCGTATTTTACATATTAAAGCACCAGAACAACTAAATTTACGTGGTGTTGAACCATTATTATTACCACATAGAGAATTATATGCAGTATTTACTTTTAGTACCAAGAGATTATTCATAGATTCATTTGCACAACATGTCGCTGCAGCATTAGATTTACAGAGCACAGTTGTTTGGATTGGTAATTCACCTAAAGTGTTTGGTTATCCAGAACATATAAATGTATTGCCTAATGCTAATATTATAAATAATTTTGATAAATTTACATATTTACAGGATGATATTTCAGGACAAATTCAAGCCTTTCCGTATGATACAGTAAATGTCTTTGACATAAATAAAATTATTGAAGCAGTTAATAAACAAAAATAATTTCTATATTTTTTATTTTTTGAACCCACTTTAACAGGTGGGTTTTTTATTTTTATAATGCTTGAAGATTAAGTCTGAGTTTTTAAGTATTTATCTTAAAGTAATAATATTAAATAAATAATATAACATCATGGCACTTCAAATGAATTATTATCATCAACCTACAGATACAACATTTATGAACGCATATTGGAGAATAAATCCAAATTTTGGCATTATTGGTGGAAAGAATATTATAAAATATACCATTGAAGTTTTTAAAAATGTTAATATGGCACATCAGGAAAATTTTAAATGCATTAAAGGATTTACATATTCATTTACGCCTAATATTAAAAAGAATGCGCCTAATTTCATTGAACAGGCATATAATCACGCAAAAGCCACTAATTATAGCGGTAGTGTTGATGTATAATTTTATAATTAAGTAACTAAAATGGCTCAAACTAAACTTGACTTAAGCGATAATAAATTTGAACAACTTTCGAATGAAATTCTGCATTTATCTGGGTGTACTCATGTATTTGGACAATTTCAATTAGAAAGCGGTTCAACATTATCAATATTGCCAAATCATGATACTGGTAAAGTTCTGACTTCAAATTCTGGTGGTACAGCAACATGGCAAGTCATTCCTACTATTATTATTCCTATTACTGGTGCAACAAATGGTTTGAGTGTTACAGATAAAAAAATTAAATTAGGTGGTCAATTAACTGGAAATACGACTATAGATATTCTTACTTCTGATTTAAATTTATGTTCAAGTACAAATATAAATAGAGGTATCTCTCTCAATCAAACTGGTAATGAACTTAAATTATCATGGGGAGATGCTTCATCTGCTTGTACTGCCAGTATAAGTGTCAATGATTTAAATGTATCATTATCATCAGTTTATTCTGGTGGCGGATGTGCTGCTGGACTTGAGATTACACATGTTGATAACAGAATTTGTCTTAGTTCTACTGGTAGTAATAAAACATATCATGATAACAGAGGTTTTCATTATGTTTGTGATTATTCTGGTGGTGCTGATAGTAGATGGCTTCCAGATAAAGGATATGTTGATTCTAAATTAAGTGGCAATACATCGGCTTCTGGAGAAAGAATTACTAAATTAATATGTCAAGTTTCACATGGATTCAATGTTAAAGATATAATTGGTTGGAGTGGTGGAACATATAATAAAGCAATTGCTAATGGTTTATATGATGGTGAAGTTATTGGTATTGTAAGTAAATGTTATAATGCCAATTGTTTTGATTTAACACAATCAGGTTATATTACTGGATTAACAGGATTGACTACAAGTACCACATATTTTTTAAGTGATGTTACTGCAGGTTTATTAACTTCAATTGAACCAACTGGTAATACGCATATTAGTAAATCAGTATTAATTGCTAATTCAAGTACAAGTGGCTGGGTATTACCATATGCTGGATATGTAATAACAACTGGTGCAAGTGCTGGTGGTACTTGGGGGAGCATAACTGGTATACTTAGTGATCAATGTGATTTACAAACTTGTTTAAATGGAAAACTTGCCAGTGGTGGTACTGCTTTATGTGCAACAACTGCAGGTAATGCTTTAAAATTAAATAATCAAACAGCAAGTTTTTATCTCAATACTGGTTCTACAGCAATATGTGCAACTTGTGCTGGTAACGCATCAACTTTAGTAGGTTGTACACCATCATGTTTTCTTGGAGTAAATGCAACTGCAGTGTGTGCAACCTGTGCAATTGGTGCTAAAAATCTCTGTGGTTGTGTACCAGCAAGTTTTCTTTTATCAGGTGGTACGGCTGTAAATTCATCGAAATTAGGTGGTCAGTTACCAGCATATTATCTTAATACTGGTAGTACAGCACTATGTTCAACTTCAAGTATTGATTCAAAAGGTTTGTGTGGTTGTGTACCAACATGCTTCTTGGGTGTAAGTGCAACTGCCGTTTGTGCTACTTGTGCTATTGGTTCTAAAAACCTTTGTGGATGCGTACCAGCAAGTTTTCTTTTATCGGGTGGAACTGCAGTATGTGCTACTTGTGCAGGTAATTCATCAACATTAGTTGGTTGTACCCCTTCATGTTTTTTAGGTACAACTGCATGTGCTTGTGATTCAAAATGTTTAGGTGGTCATTTACCTGCTTATTATATTAATACAGGTACTACTATTACTTGTGCTGCTGATAGTGCAAAATTAAATAATAAATTACCTGCATACTATCTTAACACTGGTTCTACTGCTTTGTGTGCTACTTGTGCTGGAAATGCAAGTACTTTAGTTGGCTGTACGCCATCATGTTTCTTAGGTGCTACTGCTACTGCTGTTTGTGCAACATGTGCAATAGGTGCTAAAAACCTTTGTGGATGTGTTCCAGCTTCATTCTTATTATCTGGTGGTACTGCCGTATGTTCAACCTGTGCAGGAAATGCAAGTACTGTGGCTGGTTGTACTCCTTCATGCTTCTTGGGTGCTACTGCTTGTGCATGTGATTCAAAATGTTTGGGTACACATTTACCAGCATATTATCTTACAAGTGGTGGTACTGCTGTATGTGCAACCTGTGCAATTAGTTCAAAAGCATTGTGTGGTTGTGTACCAGCATCATTCTTATTAAGTGGTGGTACTGCAGTGTGTTCAACAACTGCGGGAAATTCATTAAAATTAGGCAATCAATTACCAGCATATTATTTAAATACTGGTAGTACAATTACAGCAACTAATGCATTATGTTTAGGTGGAGTATTAGCAGCAGGATATCTTCTTAGTGGTGGTACTGCTAAAAATTCATTATGTTTAAATGGTCATACTGAAGCAGCTTTATCAGTTTGTAATGCAGTGTGCGTTAATGGTCATGCTGAAGCAAATTTAAGTGTTGCAAATAGTGCTTGTCTTGGTGGTAATTTAGCTAATACTTATTTATCAACAACAGGTTGCGCTTGTGATTCAAAATGTTTTAATGCAAAATTACCAGCATATTACCTTAATACTGGCAGTACGGCTATATGTTCAACTTGTGCAATAGGTGCTAAAAATCTTTGTGGTTGTGTACCTGCATCATTCTTACTCTCAGGAGGTACGGCAGTGTGTGCCACTTGTGCTGTTGGTGCTAAAAATCTTTGTGGTTGTGTACCAGCATCATTTCTTTTGTCTGGTGGAACTGCTCTTTGTGCAACAACTGCTGGTAATGCTTTATGTTTAGGTGGTAATTTGGCTAATACATATCTTTCAACAAGTGGTTGTGCTTGTGATAGTAAATGTTTAGGTGGTCATTTACCTGCATACTATCTTAATACAGGTAGTACTATTACATGTGCAGCAGATTCCGCTAAATTAAATAACAAGTTACCTACATATTATCTCAATACAGGTAGTACTGCTTTATGTGCAACAACTGCAGGTAATGCTCTTGCTCTTTGTAGTTGTGTACCATCGTGTTTTTTAGGTGCAACTGCTTGTGCTGCCGATAGTGCAAAATTAAATAATAAATCTGCAAGTTTTTATCTTAACACTGGTAGTACTGCTTTATGTGCAACAACTGCAGGTAATGCTTTGTGTTTAGGTGGTAATTTGGCTAATACTTATGCTCCACTTGCTTCACCTAATTTTACTACCTGTACTTGTGCTCCGATTGTTTGTGCAACTACTTGTTTTAAAGGTTCTGGTGCTGGTTTAACTGGTACTGCAGCTTCATTAAAATCAAATGATTCTTCTTGTTTAAATGGAGTATTAGCAGCAGGTTATCTTTTATCTGGTGGTACTGCTGTTTGTACAACAACTGCTGGAAATGCTTTATGTTTAGGTGGAGTTTTACCCGCAGGTTATCTTTTAAGTGGTGGTACTGCTAAAAATTCATTATGTTTAGGTGGTGCTTTAGCTAATACTTATGCTCCATTAGCAAGTCCTAATTTCACAACTTGTACTTGCGCTCCAATTGTATGTGCTACAACATGCTTTGTTGGTAGTGGCGCAGGTTTAACAGGAACTGCAGGTAGTTTAAAGGTTAATGATTCCAGTTGTTTAAATGGAGTTTTAGCAGCAGGATATCTTTTATCAGGTGGTACAGCTAAAAATTCATTATGTTTAGGTGGTGCTTTAGCTAACACTTTTGCTCCACTTGCATCACCTAATTTTACTACTTGTACTTGTGCACCTATTGTTTGTGCAACTACTTGTTTTAAAGGTTCTGGTGCTGGTTTAACTGGTACTGCAGCTTCATTAAAATCAAATGATTCCAGTTGTTTAGGTGGAGTTTTACCCGCAGGTTATCTTCTTAGTGGTGGTACTGCAAAAAATAGTTTATGTTTAAATGGTCACACTGAAGCAGCACTGTCTGTTTGTAATTCAGTTTGTGTCAATGGTCATGCAGAAGCAAATTTAAGTGTTGCAAATAGTGCGTGTTTAGGTGGTAATTTAGCAAATACATATGCACCAATAGCATCACCGAGTTTTACAACTAAAGCAACAGCACCTATTCTCAGTGGTACTACTTGTGTTATATCACCTATTGTTTGTGCTTCAAGTTGTTTTGTTGGTGGTCAGGTTAAAGGTACAATTATAACTGGTAGTACATGTATTGAGTCACCAGTTATTCGATTAACAACAGGTGCTGGAGCAGGATGTGTTTTTACCAGTAATGCTGCTGGTTGTGGTATTTGGTGTAGTCCTGCTGCTGGTGGTCTTGCATGGAGTGGTACAACCGCTAATGGTGTTGGCACTTATGTTAGTGCCTCATGCATCAAGAGTAATCCTAACATGACTTTTGATGGCACAAAATTGGGTGTAACAGGAAATATATGCGCAAGTACATGTTTATGTTCGCCAATTACGATTGGTAGTACGTGCATTTGTGGTGCAAATCTTAAATTAACAAGTGTTGCAGCAAGAAGTAGTGAAACCGCAATAACATATTTTAAATCAGATGGTACATTATTATCTGGTACATCAAAATATGTTACCGTAACATTAAGTGCAAGTGGATGGACTGGTAGTACTAAACAAATAAAAGTTACTGTTGTTGGTGTGACTACAACAAACACTATTACCGTATATCCACCATCAACAAGAGCAAGTTTTTTGGCATATGGAAATTCACAAATAAATTGTATTACACAAGGTACAAATACATTAACTTTTGAAAGTTCTAATATTCCAATAGTAGATTTAATTGTAAATATATTAATAGTAACATAAAAATATTAAAATAATATGATAAATAATCCATTGGTAATAACATCCCTAACTCCAATTTCCCTTACTCCATCAGTATGGCAACCACAACCAGATTGGGTTAGTGTATCAGGTGTTAGTAGTAATGAAATTAATCTTTTAGTTACTCAAGGTACTGGTATTGCTTTTTCAGTATGGTTACCAACTGGAACATATAGTATTAATTGGGGTGATGGTACAATTGTTAGTGGTTGTGTATCTGGAACAACATATCAACATCAACATACAATAAGTGGCACTTCATGTTCACAAGGTTATAATACTTGGAAAGTAAGAATTTATGGTGCTGGTTCACAAATAACCAGATGGCTGGTTACACCTCATACATTTAGTTTGACTGGTCAACATCATCCAATTTTATGGGCAGTATTTGGTACAACAGGAATGACAAGATGTGATAATATGTTTACGACTCCTTCTCAAAGTGTTCAAACAACTGATTTACAAGCATGTAATATTGCAAGTTTCGCAAATTGTACTACTACTTTACAAATGTTTTTTGGCTGTAATACACTTCAATATGTAAAAATGCCATCATCTTGGGGTAGTGTTACGAATGCTACACAAATGTTTCAGCAAACTGCTTTATCATCAATAACATTACCAACATCTTGGGGAAGTAATGCTTTGAATCTTACAAGTATGTTTTATCTCTGTACTGCTTTAGTATCAATAACATTACCAACATCTTGGGGTGGTGTTACGAATCTTACAAGTATGTTTAATAGTTGTCGTGCTTTACCATCGGTAGCATTACCTTTATCATGGTCTGGTGTTACGAATACTACAAGTATGTTTTATAATTGTACTTTATTGTATACTATAACATTACCAACATCTTGGGGTAGTGTTACAACCATAACAACTATGTTTTATGGTTGTGCTGCTTTAACCAGTATAAATTTGGGAACG